GATCGATGGCGGGCTGAAAGTCTTTTTTCTTCTCTGCCAGCCACTCTGGAGTGTGCATGTCCCACACGAGGTCGTGTCGGAATAACTTAGCACCGGCGTTGATCGTCCAAACCTCTCCCTGGTCCTCAAAGTCCTTATAGGTCGCGTGCACCCAGTCGTAGCACGACGCGCCCAGACCAACGAAGGTCACGGTGTCGATCTTTCTCGGCAGCAGCATCATATCCAAACCTCACTCACTGAGTCACTATACTGATTTCTTAGGCGCCTTCGTCTTAGCTTTGTTAGCTTTTCTAGTCCTCTTACGGTCCATGACTTCTTTCCACAGGTCGTCGTACGGGATTCCAAGTTTTTCTGAGACGACCTGGAGCAAGTCACTGTGGATCTTAGCTTCTGGGATAGGCTTCTTGACTATAGGCGCGTACTTCTTCTGTGCCTCGTCCCACACCCAACCGGGCTGTACGTCATCAGGAACGTCGATCAGACAGTCGGGAGGCGACTTTCCTCCGTGCAGGTGACCGCCGCACTTGACGCAGTGTCGGTCTTCCTCGCTGAACTGGTGGTCGCATCCCTCTGCTAGGTGATCGCGTCCCCTGTAGTGCGGAGGGAGCTCCTTCGTGACCCTAGTTCCGTCTGGAAGGATCTTTACCCACGGCCAGACATGATGAATGACTCCGTTGCTCACCTTTGCCTTCTTCATGTCTAGATGTACTCCCAGACTATCACGACTCCGCCCCTACCGACTCCGCCGCATGCCGAGGTACCAGAGACGCCCGCTCCGCCCGCTCCGCCGCCGCCGTAGAGTTGACCATCTTTGTTCGTCGTCATGCCGGCCGGAGGCGCGCCGGTCGCGCCCTTTAGAGCAGAGATGCCACCGAAGCCAAGTACTGAGTTTCCTCCGGCGCCTGCTATGGACGAACCCGCTGCGCCACCCGAGACAGCGGTACTGGTAGAACCGGCACCCCACCCTGCCTCTCCTTGGATATTTATGTCGCCCGAGGTAGCGAGTCCGCCGACGCCGCCGGCTACCGGTGCCAGTGCGCCGCCGGTCACTCCGTTGGTGCCGCCGCATGCGGTACAGAACGCGGTCGTGCCAAAGCTGGTCGTTCCGCCCGCTCCTCCTGCAGTGCCCGAGACACCGGCAGCGCCTCCGGTTCCGAGGGTGACTGTCTCGGTAGCGCCCAAGGAAGCAGCAGCAATTCTTTTGCGACAGTAGCCGCCTCCTCCGCCGCCAGATCCAGAGGCAGTTCCCGCTGTGCTTCCAGCTCCGCCTCCGCCGCCTCCGACGCACTCGACGATGATATACTGGATGCTGCCCTTCGACCACGAGTTTCCAGTAGTAGTATAGACGCGGAGCAGGTTAAGCAGTGCCGTACTCGGACCAGTGTAGCCGGTGTAGCCGGTAGCTGCACCCTGTTGTCCAGTATAGCCGGTAGCGCCGGTGAAGGCGCCCGCGCCCGTGTAGCCCGTGTAGCCCGTGTAGCCCGTGTAGCCGGTATAGCCTGTCGCGCCGGTGGTGCCAGTGTAGCCGGTTGCGCCGGTGCCAGTGTAGCCGGTATAGCCAGTTTGACCAGTGTATCCCGTAGTACCGGTGTACGCACCCGCGCCGGTGTAGCCGGTGTAGCCAGTATAGCCCGTCCGGCCCGTGTAGCCGGTATAGCCGGTAGTGCCGGTAAAGTTACCAAGACCAGTATAGCCAGTATAACCGGAGTAGCCAGTATATCCGGTAGCGCCGACCGTCGTTAGTTTGGTAGAGAGTAGAGTCACTGTTTGCCCTTACGTCGCGTCAGGGATATTTATCCCCGTCCATCAAGCCTTGATCAGCTTGCCGCCCCCCAGCGACTTAGCCAGTCCCATGCTCACAGTCCTTAGCACAGTATCTGGCGGAAGGGCTACGGCCTCCAACAGCGGCTTGGCAGAAAAAGTATCAGCAGCCAGCACGGCCTCGGTCACTACGGCGTCCGAGGGAACGTTCGCCCAGTCGTCTTCGGTATGGGGGTACGCCGATCCGGCGATCACCGGCTCGATCCGCATGGCCGGGAGGTCCGCGAGCTGCACCAGACTCTTAGTGACGAACGGGTCGGTGCCTACAGCGGCGTCGCGGTTGCGAGTGAGGATGCACGCCGGGACGTTCGCCATGTCCTGGTCGTCCGTAGTCGTCGAGATCCAGACATAGAAGTCGGTGGAGTAGGCCCGGACGTCTCGCACGACGGTCTGCGTGCCCCCAGAGTGGTCAGGAACGGTCACCGTCTCTTGGCCGGTCACGGTATAGACCTGGGTCTTGAAGCAGACGTCAGCGCGCCAGCCCCCCGGAAAATCGGGTTCGCCAGCCCGTCCGGTGCGCGGGGGAACGTAGTACTTACCGATCACCGGATCGGCGATGGCGTGGGCCTCGGTGTCGAACTTTATCAAGTGGTCGTACATCAGTAAACCTCCGTAGATTGAGTATTTATGCGGTAAGGGCCTGGAGCTTGGCGTTAGAGAGGCGCAGGTTCCAGATGGCGAGACGAGCGACGTATCCATTAAATGCGGCGGAACCAGAGTTGCTGATGCCGATATAATAAGCAGTCCCGGCAATCGGAGTAGTTGCATTTGAATTAGTGGCTACGGTACCTCCATTCAGAACAACAGCATTACTGTTTACCATGAACGCTGCTGAGATTTTCTGTGTTATCCCTTGGGTCAAATTTGTTGTTTGAGCAAGATAACTTACAGAATTTAAGCCTTCAGATAAAGAGCCACCATCTTGATCACCTAAAGTAATTGCCCCAGTAGTAGGACTCATTATAAGTGTGCCATCAGCAGATTGAGTCGCATAACGAAGTGCCTGTATATAAACACTAAGAGGTCCTGTACTGGAACCTTTAAGCAGCGTCAATAGGGTGCCCGAGGCACTAACTACATCCGCATTCCGCGTCGCCGCCGTGCTGGTGGTGGGGATATAAGAAGTGGTAAAATTGCGCTGTTCATGCTGGACTCCCCAGATATAAATGGTGTTCCCAGAGCCAACATAAGTAGGTTGTTGAAGGGAATTAAATACATTTCCACTAGCTGCTGCCGCAAAACCAATGCATGGCCAATGACGGCCATCACTAGGATGAGAATTAACTCCGGTAATTGAGCATCTGTACCAGCCATTTGCCAACGCAATAATTGAATAGCTTGTAAGAGTGGCAGATGCACCTACTTTTGTTTCACCTGTCACGCCCAAATTAAGATCAAACACAACAGAATAACAATAAGCCCCACCGCCCGGCCCGAAATCAGTTACACAGGCATAATTAGCCGTTCCTTTTTTAAGATATACCGATAATGTTGTGGTATTTCCTACTCCAGTATTTAAACTATCGTATTTATTAACATCATGAGGGCCATTTGTGGTATTATCTGTTATTAGCGTTGCGGTAGTCGTGCCGTCTGGAGCGGTTATTGCTCCATCTGTTGTTGTACCAAGATTTTCTAGAACCCAATATGTAGCATTATTAAACCCATTTTGAGAATCAGTTGAGTAATTTATACTGCTCTCCTCCACCAGCAGGCCAGTACCATTTCCAACGCGCAGCGTGTTCGCTCCAACCCACGTCAGCGTGCCGTCAGCGTTGGTGACGTAGCCGCCGGAGGCGTTGCTGTTGGACAGGCTGCTCGTCAGCGTTCCTCCCTTGACGCTCACGGGGATGCTCGACATGTCGAGGTCGATGACGGCCGAGGCGGTCAGATCTTGCAGCTGTAGGTCAGAAAGGCGGGTGTTCCAGATGGCGAGGCGCTGAATGTAATCATTTAGATAATTTGCCCCGCCAAACGTCAGATAGCATCCAACATCAACATTGCTGACTGCGGGAATGCCGCCCGCTGGTATAGCGCCAGTTATTACACTAGCGCCATTCAGTGATGCCGCCTGACCAGCGGCATTCCACGCCGAAACTAGTTTATTCGTGCCGATAGCCGCCGTTCCCACACTAATTGCCTGTAAACTTCCGCTAGTTGTTATGCGCTGGCTGATGCTGCCGGCGGTATCGAGATAGAGCGGAATAATGCGATTATTGTCATCGGTGCGCGCGGCCCATAAGCAGTTAAGGGCGGAATATACGGCGTCAGCATTCGATTGTTTCCATTTTATTGCAACCGTCGCCGCGCCACCATTTAGCGCAGACAAAAGGTTTCCAATACCCGAGATATTATCAGCCGAGCGTGCGGCGGTACCCGATGTGGTTCTAATCGGGGATGTTGCGCCGTTTCCTAATTCCAACTGGGGCCAACCGATCCTCAGAGTAATATCTATGGGTACCCCAATAGGACAGTGAACGCCTAGCGCCCCTTCAACCATTGCGGTTGTTGCCTGCGTAGTCGTCCCAGTTTGAGTGATCCTCTGTGTTCTAAGCGGAGAGCTTGTGGGTGTAAACTGTGTGTCAACGGGCTCCGCTAAAAAAGAAAATCCAGAATTTGCTTCAACAATCCCAATAGCTATATTTGAGATATTTGTTAGACTTCCCCCAACCATCCGGCAATACACAGAATGCGACCATGTTTGCCCCACAGTGGCCGCCGGATAATCAAACCCAATATCCGACGCCGTTGAAAAACTAGCGCCACCCGTACCGTGCCAGCGAATGTCTATGTAGTCGATGCCATCTTCGACGCCAACGCCAATAACATCATTAGCAATTCCGTTAGTATTCCAGTCATTCAATGAAAACCAATTTGTTGGTAGAACCCCGGGCGTTCCAGCCGACGCACCCTGCATCGAATTATTGCGTATTCCGTTCGTCCTACTTTCCTCCACCAACAATCCAGTACCTGTGCCGATCCGCAACGTATTGGGCGCGACGTTCGTCAGCGTGCCGTCAGCGTTCGTGACGTAGCCGCCGGAGGCGTTGGAGCAAGTCAGGTAGTCAGTGAACGAGCTGGCGGGTACTCCGGCCCTGACTAGGCCGCCTGCCAGGTCCAGGTCGACTATGGCCGGAGGAGGCGGGTCGGCAGTCAGCGCCTTCAGCGCTACGTTGGGAAGTCGGGTGCTCCAGAGGGCGAGGCGTTGGAAGTAGCCGCCGTACTGGTGCGCGCCCCCTCCCGATCCCAGTTGAGTATCGGTAGCTGCACTGAGTGGCTTTGCATCGGTAGTCACCAAACTGTCGTTGACGACTATCGACCGGCCTGACCCACTGTATCCAAAAGCGACCCTAGTGAGCGCGTCCATGTCTCCCGATCCGTAAGGCACCTGCAAAGCTGGCCCGCTAGTGGCATAAGTAAACATATAGCTAGGATTGTTCTCGTGGATGTACGCGGGTGTGTTGTTGTTATAGCCGTCGAGGTCAAGGAGGACGTAAGTCGGCGTCGAATTCGTAGTTTGAACTGCCGCAGTGCCAGAACCAACGACTAAACCAGAGAATGTCAGGGTCTGCAACAGTGTTGCGGCAGTACTAGCGATCGACACCACATCCGCATTTCTCGTCGCCGCTGCGTTCGTCGTTCGGATTGGCGAGGTGGCGAACGCGCCGAGTTCCATCTGCGGCCAGCCGATACGGAGAGTGATGTCCACAGCAACACCGTTTGTAGTGATAAAAATTATCAGCGGTTGAACGTAAGCGGTATTGGCAGGTGCAGTTGCTGTCTTGGAGTAACGATTGAGTCCAAGAGCCCCTGCCAGTGGAGCAATAACGGCGCTAGAAGTGCTTAAATATCCATAACCTGAGTCAAAAAAATTCAAGCCAATTTGAAAGTTTGCAAATCCTGATGTACTGCCAGCCAGCTTTGTCAAGAAGAAAGACTCAGTCCATATATCACCAGGAGCTGCTGCGATAGTATCAAACACTATTGTAGTTACACCAACCGATCCTCCAATTCCTGACACTTGCACATCAATGTAATCAATACCATCTTCGGTGCCTGCGCCAATTACATCGAGTGTCAACCCGTCAGGATCATAAGAACTCCAAATATTCGGCAGTACACCACCGTGGTAAGATAAATACTGCAACTGCGTATCCGTCAGCCGCGAGGACCAGACGGCGAGGCGCTGGATGTAGCCGTTTAATATTCTATTTCCGCCCGCATTTCCACCGATCTGAGCGGTGCCAGAACGATAACTTCCCGATATTGTATTGGTTGCCACCGACCCATTGTTGGAGGCACCGGAAAAGGACGTCCCGCTGAAACTAATTGCGTGACGAGCAACATCAGCCCAAGTTCCCGAACCGAAAGTAGCAGCGTTATCGGTTGTCCCGTCAGACGTGACGTTTTGATAGGATCCGCCATGATATAAATACCACCAGAATTGGCTGTTCCAATCGATGATGCGAGGATATGTACTGCTAGGGTCGACTATTCCATATGTCTGAGCAAATATTGATGCGGTCGTAAGAGCAAGATTGGTATTCAGCGCCCCCGTCGCAGTCACCGCGTCCGCATTCCTCGCCGCGGGTGATGCGACGGTCGGGATATAAGAAGTAGCGAAGGCTCCAAGCTCCAGCTGGTCTCCCCAGAGGTAGTATCCCTTTGTTCCGTCGCCCGTAGCGAACCTGTCGCCGTTGTCGGCGGCGTCGTCGGCGTGAAAGTGACCGATCGCGGTCGTTCCTGAGGTCGTCGTGTAGGTAACCGTGATGCGGTACCAGCCGTTTGCCAGCGACGTGATGGTCGCTGACTTGTTAGTAAAGCCAGCGATCAGGTCGCCGATCGTTCCTACGGCTCCGTTCGTCAGGTCGTACCAGACGCAGAGGGCCGCGCTGGTGTCCTGGTTGTTGATCTGAAATATGACCCATCGTCGCCCGTTCAGGGCCTTCACGTAGGCCGACGAGGTGTACGTGGTCGACGCGCTGACGCCCATGCCTACGGCGGGAGTGATGGTCCAGTTGTGGTAGCCAGTGCCCTCTAGCAGCTTGAAGGCGGTGCTGGTTCCGTCGGGCGCGGCGTACGAGTTCGTGAGGGTGCCGTTTGCCACGGTCCACGTACCCGTAGCAGTATAGTCCTGACTGCGTATGTACAGGTTAGTCCTGCCCTCCTCCACCAGCAGTCCAGTGCCGGTACCGACCCTCAGGGTGTTCGCGCCGACCCAGGTCAGGGTGCCGTCTGCGTTAGTGACATAGCCGCCGGAGGCGTTGCTGTTCGAAAGATAATCGGACAGCGATCCGCCGCCTACGCGCACGGTGTTGTTGTTGAGGTCGAGATCGACCGCCGGCAGGACGACTCCCTGCATCGAGTTGTTCGTGATCGAGTTGGTGCGCGATTCTTCTACCAGCAAGCCCTTGCCGCTGCCTATCCTCAGGGTGTTAGCCGGGACTAGGGTCATCGTGCCGTCCGCGTTCTGGACGTAGCCGCCGGAGGCGTTGCTGTTCCACAGGTCGCCCGCCGTCATTTCCTTGGAGGACAGGTACTGCAAGAGGGTATCAGAGAGGCGGGTGCTCCAGACGGCTATGCGCTGGATGTAGCCGCCGATCATCTGATTAGTGTTCGTGTAAAAACCACCGAACTGAATGGTACCGCTCAGGTTGCTTATAGTATAGGCGTCACTGCCAACTGTTCCGTTGTTGCCGACTAGAGAAGCAGTAGTACCGTCGTATCCAAGCACCCATCTCGTCGTGCCCGCAAAGGTTCCCGAACCAATATGTGTGCCGATGTTTGCTGTTCCGGTCAAGATCATCGCGGTCGACGGACTAGAATATCCATTGGTACCAAACAAGTAGTTGTGATCGCGCCACAGCACTACAGGAATATCTGAATTTGAAATTATAGACATGCCGTTGGTCTGAACGAACAGAGATGCTGCTGACGCACCGTTGAGCGATGACGCCAGTGTTCCAGATGCCGTCACCACATCCGCATTTCTCGTCGCCGACGCAGTGGTAGTTGGAACGTAGGAGGTAGCGAAGGAGCCGAGTTCGAGTTGTGCGCCCCACCAATACTGTGATCCAGTACCATCTCCGCTATAGCTTACTGATCCAGATACATCTACCAGAAACAGACAGAAGTCAGCACTTGTGCTGCTGGCATCAACTTTCCCTGTTACTGTTAAATAATACCAACCATTAGCTAGTGCAGTGACCGATGATGACGTATATGTTCCGGTGCCATGCGTGCCGGTGGAGGATATTGTGCCAGTTTGCAGATCAAGTTCTGCCCAAAATACATTATTGCCAGTATTATCATCCCACACAGACAATCTAGTGTATCTTCGCGCTGTGCCTGTTCCAGCTTTTATAAAACACGAAGCCGTATAAGTTGTATTTGCAGTAATGGTTATTAGACTACGCTGGATATAGTGGTTGTTGGAGGCGGTGCTATCTTCAGTAAATTTTGAAGCTGTCGACGTGCCGTCAGGTGCTGTCGTTGAATTAACCGCCACCGCACCTCGCTGCTCAGTCCATGTTCCAGCATGATCTGGCACAGACGGATAAAGAATATTGATTCTGCTCTCCTCCACCAGCAATCCGGTCCCGTCGCCAATTCGCAGAGTGTCCGCCGCTGCCCACGTTAGGGTGCCGTCCGCGTTGGTGACGTAGCCACCGGAGGCACAGCTGTTCGACAGGTAGGTCGACAGCGACCCGCCGCCGTACCGTACCGTGTTGTTTGATAGGTCTAGATCAACAGCAGGAGAAGATATCGAATTGTCTATGGCGCCCGAGGGATAGTACTTCTGGTTAGCAAAGTTGAGGTCGATCGCGATGCTGCTCGCTTCTGCCAACAGTGTCTGAGCTATGCTACTCATACTAAGAAATCCCAGTTCCAGAGATTATCCACTCAGTCGTGCCTATCTTTAGCGCCGTCGCGATGCTGTTGGGTACTAAAGTGCGGTTGCCGGTGTCGCCCGTCGGAGCGAGTCGCATGGTATCGGCCGTGATGGCGATGGTCAGGGTGCCGGCTCCGGACTGGTTTACGAACGTGATGGTCGTTCCGACGGCATAGGCGACGTTGGCGTTGCTGTCGATCGTGAACGTCCTCGCGCTGGTGTCAGTACCCGGGTGCAGTATGTGCTTGCCGCTGTCGCTTCCTATGGTCGTGTAGTCGCCGCTCTGACTGTTCTGTGAGATAGAGGTAGGACCAGCTGGACCTATCGGACCCGCCGTCGCAGTGATGTCCCATCCCACCGTCGAGTTAGTATAGACGAGCTGGAAGTATGCCCCGGAGACGTCGCAGACGAGGTCTGACGCCAACGACTGGATGTTCGAGCCGTTGCGACCGATGGTCACGTTGTTCGACGACCAGGTCGATGCTAGGTCGAGGAACGCGGCGTAGTATCCTGCAGATGGCGTCGCCGGCAGGGTCAGTGTAAAGGCCCCGCCACTGGTGTCAGCGATGATGCGGTCGTTGTTGACTAGGGTGTATGTTCCAGTCTTGACCTGCCAGGCCGACATGCCGAGTCCGCCGGTGTAGCCCGTGTAGCCAGTAGCACCTGCAGTACCAGTGCCGGTGTAGCCGGTGTAGCCCGTGCGTCCTGTGTATCCGGTATAGCCTGTATAGCCTGTTGCGCCAGTATAAGCACCAGCGCCGGTGTAACCGGTATAGCCCGTAGCTCCAGTGTACGCACCCGCGCCGGTGTATCCGGTGTAGCCAGTTGCGCCCGTGGTTCCGGTATAGCCCGTGTAGCCTGTAGCGCCGGTGAACGCACCGGCGCCGGTATATCCGGTGTAGCCGGTTGCGCCGGTGAACGCACCCACACCCGTGTATCCGGTGTAGCCAGTTGCGCCCGTGGTTCCGGTATAGCCCGTGTAGCCTGTAGTGCCGGTGAAGGCACCAGCACCGGTGTATCCGGTGTAACCAGTAGTTCCGGTTGCGCCGGTGTAACCGGTATAGCCGGTAGCGCCGGTTGCGCCTGTATACCCTGTGTAACCGGTTGCGCCGGTGAAGGCACCCGCGCCCGTGTAGCCAGTAAAGCCCGTATAGCCTGTAGCGCCGGTGAACGCACCGGCGCCGGTATAGCCAGTGTAGCCGGTCGTACCGGTTGCGCCGGTGTAGCCGGTATAGCCGGTAGTGCCGGTTGCGCCCGTGTAGCCAGTGTAGCCGGTGGCACCGGTGAAGGCGCCTGCGCCGGTGTAACCGGTGTAGCCGGTAGCGCCGGTGTAGCCGGTCGCGCCGGTGAACGCGCCCGCGCCAGTGAAGCCGGTGTAGCCGGTGGCGCCCGTAGGACCTATATTACCAGTGTAGCCGGTATAGCCCGTGCGACCAGAGTATCCCGTATAGCCCGTAGCGCCGGTAAACGCGCCTGCGCCCGTGTAGCCAGTGAAGCCGGTATAGCCGGTCGCACCCGTGAAGGCGCCAACACCGGTATAGCCGGTGTAGCCAGTAGCACCTGTGGCGCCGGTGTAGCCAGTGTAGCCCGTAGCGCCGGTAGTTCCGGTATAGCCGGTAGTACCGGTGAAGGCGCCCGCGCCCGTGTAGCCCGTGAAGCCGCTATAGCCGGTGTAGCCTGTGTAGCCAGTCGGCGAAGCGATCTGTCCAGCGTCTGTCCACGACGCTCCGTTCCAGACCCACAAGTGCCCGGTATCTGTAGTGATATAGGCGTCGCCCGAAGCCGGACTTCCGGGCAGACTTGCATAGTTAGCTACTGCGCCCTTGATGTTGAGCGAGGTACCTGCCTGACCAGTGTAACCGGTGTAGCCAGTAGCGCCAGTAAAGGCGCCGGTACCAGTGTAGCCGGTGTAGCCGGTAGCGCCAGAAGTTCCGGTATAGCCAGTAGCGCCCGTGAAAGCGCCTGCACCGGTGTAGCCCGTGTAGCCGGTAGCACCCGTAGTGCCGGTGTAGCCTGTAGCGCCTGTCGCTCCGATAGGACCAGTGAAGCCGGTATAGCCCGTAGCACCAGTGAAGGCACCCGCACCGGTATATCCGGTGTAGCCGGTACGACCCGTGTAGCCTGTATAGCCGGTCGCACCGGTAGTTCCGGTGTAGCCTGTATAACCGGTAGCGCCCGTGGTGCCGGTGTAGCCCGTAGCTCCGGTGTAGCCGGTGTAGCCTGTATATCCCGTCGCACCGGTAGCACCGATCGTGCCGGTGTAGCCAGTAGCGCCGGTGAATGCACCAGCGCCGGTGTAGCCGGTGTAGCCGGTAGTGCCAGTGTAGCCGGTATAGCCTGTCTCGCCGGTGTAGCCGGTATAGCCTGTCTCGCCGGTGTAGCCGGTGTAGCCGGTGTAGCCGGTAGTGCCGGTGAAGGCTCCCGCACCGGTGTAACCGGTGTAGCCGGTAGCGCCGATATCGCCGACGTAGCCCGTGTACCCGGTCGCGCCGGTGAACGCACCAGCGCCCGTGTAGCCCGTGAAGCCAGTCGCGCCGGTAGGGCCGTCGTACCCGACGTATCCAGCAGAACCAGTGTAGCCGGTATATCCGGTCGCTCCGACCGCTGTTCCTCTAACGGTGACGGTATTGACAGGGGGAGTCTCTGTTCTGACTGTTACGATGATCGGGGATTTAGCGACCACGGTTACCTCGTAACGTCTGGTGTGATGGTGGCGATGCCCTCAAGGATGCGAAGGATGATTCCGCTGCCGTGGGTCAGTTTGACGTCGTAGACGTACCTGCCCGGCTCGACGTCGACCGTGTCTTCGGGATCCAGGGTCAGCGTCAGGGAACTGTCGGAGTTCAGAGTAGTATTAAAGAGGATCGCGTTAGAACTGGTATAGAACTTGCGGATCTGTGCATCAGCGGTGTAGTCTGCGACGTTCAGCGGCAGCCCGTCGCTGTCTTTCATGTCCAGGATGGTGGTGAATGTGGTTCCCTGCTCTATGACAAGATTGACTTTTCCACTCAACGGAATACCCCGAGGTTAGGCAAAACTCTGCCTTCTTCATGGTATTTATGCCCAGGTATCCCACATTGGAAGACCTACAGCCAGGACTTTAGGTACAGGTGGGTGGTGTGAGTGTTCTCGGTCATCTTGGTGATGCCGGTCTGCCAGTTGTACGGAAGGAACCACTCCTGGGGATAGAGGGTCACGTCCCTCGACCACTGACTGTGCTTGACCAGCTCGGTCCAGAGGTACATTCCGGGCTGGAACACTAGGTCTCCGCCGCCGCGGAAGTTCTCCTCGACTGTCTTCAGGTAGTGCTGGACCAGGGGATGGTGGGGAACGACTCCGACGATGCCGTTCGCGACGAAGTAGTTCTCTTCCTCACACGCGAAGATGGTGTGCTCGAGGAACCTGTCCAGGGGCTTGATGATCGTGGTGTCGGCGTCCAGGTAGATGCCCCCGTGCTGCTCGAGGTAGTACATCCGCAGGTAGTCAGACGCCTTTGCGAACTTGCGCGCCTCGATGCACTCGTTGACGTACCGCGAGTCCCTGTAGTAGTCGGCGTTGGTCACCCAGTGGTGCTGGAACCCCGGCTGCGCGTTGTGAGTCTTGACGCAGTCGTGCAGGATCGCCGGCATCGCGTCCCCCAACCACATCGAGGTGATTATCTTTGGTATCATCAGACTGCGGGGTTCCAGGTGTTGGTCGCGGGGTCATACTCGCACCACGACTTCATGAAGTGGTGGTAGGTGATCGACTCCGGCCGGACGTCGACCTTTCCTGTCTGGTGGTCGTAGGGATAGAAGTAGTAGGCGGGATAGTTCATGAACCAGTCTCGGTACCAGTCTCGATACTCTTCTTTCTGTCCGACGTATCCGTCGTACAGGACCTGCATCGACGACTCGAAGTTCTTAGTGTCGTCGCCCCTGAACTTGGTGACCGTCTCATTCAGCCACTGCTTCAGGAACGGGTATCCCTTCTCGGCGCCGATCACCGCGCTCCCGATGAAGCCGTTTCCCTCGATGCCTGTGAACATCCTGAACTTACAGCACTCGTCAAAGTTCTTTCCCGGCAGTATCTCGACGTCTGCGTCTAGGTAGATGCCGCCCTCGGTGTCTAGGTAGTGCACCCGGAGGTAGTCGACCGCGCGCGTCCACTTCTGTTTACGGAGCGGCGAGTTGAACGCCTGCTGGATGTACTCCGCGTCCTTGAAGCAGTTGTCTAGGGTGATCAGACGGTGCTCGTACCCCGGTATCTTCTGTGTCTCGATGCAGTGCTTCACGAGGTCCGGCATCTCCTCGCCCAACCACACGGTGAATATCCGATGGGGTATCACGTCCACTTCCTTCCATCAAACCCGTACTTCTTTGCTCGCTCTGCGTAGAGTCTGTCGTCGGCGTCGTGTCGAGCGCTGGCGTATGCCTCCTGGTAGTACTCGTCCATGTCTTCTCGCTTGCCGCTCATCATCGGGTGGTCGTGCCAGATCTTAGACTTCTCTGCCCACGAGTACTTGTCGATCATCTCTACTCGCGCCAGCAGTTCGTTGTCGCACCCGGTGTGGTTGTACCCGGTGTGGAAGAACTCTCCCTCGAGATACGGCAGTAACTTCTTCGACGCCAGCCAGTGCGGCGCGACGTGGTTCTTGCCCCAGTACTCGTCGTTGAGTCCGACCATGCCGTCCATCTCGGGAAACCGTCGCGCCATCTCCCACACCGCCTCCCTCAAGAAACCGGCCTTGGGAACGCAGTCGTTGCCGAGGAACATCACCAGCTCGCCCTTGCTGCGCGCCACTAGCTTGGCGAGCATCTTCGGCGCGCCGACGTTGTTCGGGCGCGGTTCGTCTGCTGCAACGAGCACCTCGTAGTTGTCGTACTCGGCTGTAGTCTTTATCGTCTCCAGCAGCCTGTGAAGTTTCTCGGGGCGACCTATCGTGGGAACGCAGATCGACACGCGAGGGTTGTTCACCCACTTGTACCAGACGGTATGCTCGACTCCGTCGACCGCGCCAAGTTCCTCGTCGACCGCGCGCATCACCCCAGGCCAGCCCGTGCCGTAGTCATGTCCGCACAGCAAGATCCTCGCCTTCGACCGCCACTTGCGGATGTCGTTCCTGACCTCCTCGTAGGTGTGGCCGGCGTCGATGAACACCATATCTACCGAGTAGTCTTGGACGTCTCTCACCGCGTCATTGATATCTGCGTTGACGTACCTCAGATTCTTGTACTCGGCAGTGTTCTTCTTGAACTGCTCAAAGACACTTCCCGTGATCGCTTCAGCGTGGGCGTCTGGTTCGAACTTCGATCCCTTCCAGTGATCTATCGCGGTCACGCTCGGACAGCCCGACGCGCACAGTGCTGAGGTGCTCGCTCCCTTCCACGATCCGAGCTCGATGACCGACTCCATGTTCTTTGCCTGCCTGAACAAGAAGAGTTGCTCCGGATACGACATCCATCCCTCTTTGGTCGTCGCCGGATACTCGAAGTAGTACTGGGTGTCACGAATGTAGATGGGGTTGCTTCTGTTCAGTGCCAGGCACTCCAAGATGTACTTCCGCGCTCCCTCTAGGTCTCCGGTCCAGCCGCACGCCCAGTAGAGTATCTCGCGCGGCTGGGCAGCGAACAGCGCCCGGTTAGTTCCGTAGGTCCAGTCCCAGTCAAACACTGCCGCCGCCGCGGCATAGGCCTTGGCCGCGATAGGCAGGCTCCTGGCCTGATAGATCTGCGCTAGTCGATACACCGGTTCTCGTCGAGTAGGCTCTAAGATCATCGCCCGATGAACCCAGTCTAGCTCCTCGTCTAGCTTCCCCTGGTCCTTGAGGATCTCGCTAATGTAAATCATCGACTCTATCTTTCGAGGCGCGAACGGCGGCAGCCACTCGCGGTCTGCCTCGGACGCCGGTGCAAGAGTCAGCTGGCGCTTGAACTCCTCGAGAGCACCACGCGGTCGACCGTTCCACTTCATCTCTCGAGCAAGATAGTGAGAGTTGCGGTCGTTAGTCGGATCCTTGAAACAGTCGACTGCCAGGCCGATCAGGTATGTTCTAGTAGTCTCGTAGTTCTGCCAGTGATCCAGACGAAGGACCATCTCGTCGAGCAGTTTTACCTTGGGTACGACACCCTCCTTTGGAGTGGCGAGTTCATGGACGCGCCCCCTCCACTCGACCGCTCGCCGGTCGTAGAACTTGCACTGGATCTGTGTGACCAGGTCGCCTCCAAAGGGGTCGTGCACGCACACCCACGTGTACTTGAAGTGGGTGTACCCCTCCTTGATGAACTCGTTTATCTTGTCGTGGTCCAGGTGAGTTACGGTCTCGTCCGCGTCGGGACAGAAGACATAGTCTGTGTCTGGAATCTCGGCGACCGCGGCATTGCGCGCCTCTGCGAAGTTGAAGTAGGTAGCGCCTGGATAGACGATCGGTGCCTCGCCGGTATGGACGAACGGCGCGTTGATCGCGTCGGACTCCTCCTTCGAGAGCACGTGGACGTGCTTGGAGCCGACCTCCTTCACTAGGCACCCGCGAGCACGCGCCACGGCAACGGTGTCGTCTGTGCTGCCGGTGTCGTACACGTAGATCTTTCCGCCGTCCCTCTGAAAGTTTATCAGGGTGTCGAGCACTATCGGAAGCGTCTTTGCCTCGTTCCTGGTGATGAAGCAGATGCTAAACTGTGGAGTCGTCACTCAGTTTCTCCGGTTCGTTGATCCCGTACTGGCAGCAGTTGACGGTGGCGCACGGTCCGCCGATGTCTCCGAACTTCTGCTTCTTCAGGAGCTTGATCAGTCTCTTGCGGGGCCCGCCCTGTGCTACCTCGTCGATAGACTTCTCGTACACGTTGCCGAGTCCGAGTTGGTTGTTGCTGTCGAAGCAGCAGGCGTACCACGTGCCGTCGGGCGCGATGAACGCCTCGTTCTCTACGCGGTCGATGAGCGGGCAGTAGTACTTCGTGTAGTCGACGGTCGCTGCCGCCACTCCGGCGCGCTCTGCCCAGAACTGGGGCTTCATGCGCTCGAGGGTGTCGCCAGTCCTCAGCATCGGTAGGATCTGCGCCTTGATCTGCTCGAAGTCGTCCGCCATCTTTAGTTGCTCGGGGTCCCTGACCCTTATCGGATCTCGGTTCAGGTGCTTGCGCACTGCGTCCACGTAGTGTCGCATCGTCAGTGACAGGACACCTAACTCGATCTTAGCACTATACTTCTCACGGAGTCGAATGAACTCGGGCAAATATTCCTTGACGTACCTCGAAGACAGACGCTTGGTAGCAGAGAACGTCTCCTCGGAGGCGCCGTCGACGTTGAGTCCGACGAAACTGATCAGTCCCTCCTTGCACACGGTCTCCATTATGGCGGGCGTGAAGTTCTGCAGGTCCGTGAAGACGCTGACGTACAGGAACTGCTGCCAGTCTGGACCGCGGACTGGGTTGCGCGCCTTGAGGTAGCGTAGGATCTCGACGATGTCTTTGTTGATGAAGCAGTCGCCGTTCTCCCCGACGTGCATCGTGTGCGTCCGGTACTTCGCGATGAACTCCAGCGAGGTCACCTCGTCGATGATCTTAGAGGCGACCTCGAGACTCATGTTCTTCTTCGATATGCGCGCCCCGCGGTCTGACGGGCAGAACACGCAGTCTGCTCCGCACGCAGAGGACAATGACAGATTGACTGCCGTTAGCACGTCAGACCTTCTCGGGGTAGTAGTACGGCTTGTGGTACAGGTACTGGCCGTTGTTGGGCGCGTACGCAAGGGCCTTGTCGAAGTGGTGCCTGCTGCCCTCTACGTCTCCCATGAACCACTTGCTGGTGTAGAGGATGAAGTGCGGAAGGTCGGCGTAGTGGTTCTTGAAGTCCGCATAGAACCCGTACCATGGTATCTCCAGGGACGCGGCGGCATAGCAAGCTGCGCGCTGGTGGTCGCCCTTCGCCTTGTACAGCAGCGCCAAAGAGATAAGAGGCTGCCGACGCGAACTGTCCATCTGGAACGCCTTGTGGTAAGACTCGATCTGCTTCTCTTCGTTGCCGATCATTCCGTAAGAGTCGCCCAAGAATATCTGAGACTGCGCCTTCTCCTGCAGCCAGCGATCCATCGCGATGTGACGCTCGAACTCCTTGATCGCGGACCTCGGCCTACCCGCCCACATCAGCTCGCGAGCCAGGTAGTGACTGTTACGATCGTTGTCTGGACTCATGAAGCAGTCAAGCGCCAGTCCCGCTAGGTACTTCGTGCGGTGGTCGCTACCATGCTGCTGCCAGTGCTCCAGCTTGATCACGTCTTCTCCAAGAAATATCCTGTTGGCTGATCCAGCAAGTATCTCGTGGACGTAGTTGACCCACCTCATCTTCTTACGGTTGTAGAACTTACACTGGACGAATTTTATGACCTCCGCGCCGAACTCGTCGTGACTGAACACGAAGTTATACTCGAACTGCTCGACGCCGTCTCGAATGAACTGCTGGACAACGTCGATGTCTAGCTTAGTATACGCCTCGTCGCAGTCGAGGGTCGCTATCATGTCATTTGAGGCTAGACTCGCAGAGTGGTTGCGCGCCGCCGAGAAATTGAACAGTCGGTCTCCGCCCCTGACTATGAGCGGCTCGCTGTCTACGACGAAGCGCTCGTTGATCTTTCCAGCGGTATCTTCGTCGACCGTGATCATGAATCGCTCGCCGACCTCGTCGACGACGGTGCATCCCAGCTTCCTGGCTAGCTCGGGCGTGCCGTCTGTAGAACCGGTATCGACCAGCACGGTCTCGCCGCCTCGGTCCATGAACTCTCTTAGGGAAGCAAACAGGGTCGGGAGGGTCTTCGCCTCGTTTCGGGCGATCATAACCATCGTAAAGTTGACGCTCATCTCACTCACGTCCCGTATATAGTGACGAATTATTTATGCGGTCAGGCAGGAACGAGTTTGCCGTTGAACACGCCAGACGGTTGCCAACCTAGGTACGCCACCGTCTTTTTTCCGCAGTAACTGACGAACGGAAGGGGAAGCGGCAGCCAACTGACGCACCACTGGATCCCGGTCTCTGGCGGGTTGAGGTCGTTACGCTGGACCGTCATCACCGGCGCCCTTCCGGTTACTACGTAGTTGCGGTCTTGGACCCCCCCGGTAAAGACCGGCAGCAAGAGGAGCCACCACCAGGAGGCGCCGACCAAGAAGTGGAGGGCGACTACCACGGCGACGACCAAGAGCCAGCTCCAGCCGAATCCGAAGCAGTGCAGGTTCATCAGGGGGTTGCGAACGAAGGTCCACATGACGTAGCGCCACCACAGAGGTTTCTCGGGAATGTACCAGGGCGCCTGTTCGACGGTCTGCTCGACGTCGTTCATGAACCACCAGAGGGGGTTGAGTTTCTTTGCGAGGGAAACCTTAGTGCGTCCCTCGTTGACGTGGCTCTCGATCATTTTGCACCCATGAGTTTCTTTACCTCGGCGACTGTTCGGGCGTGTAGTCCCTGGTCTGCCTGGACGACCATGTGGTTCTCTGCTATGTCTATCTGCGTGACGTGCGGTCCCTTGAGCACTCCTCCGCCCAGTCCTAGGAAGTACGGGGCGGTATTGTGGTACGAGATAGCCCTCTTTACGTTCTCTCCGACAGACTTCATCTGCCAGGTCGGACTCGGATCGTACAGCACCATCAGATCGATCCTGGGCCTGGCGGGCAGGTTGGCTAGCCACGTCGCGCGCGATCCGCCCCCGGAGTATCCGACGACGGTTATCAGGTGGTCTTTTGGCTGTGCGCCGATGTCTCTCGCGGCCTCTTCAAACGCCGACCAGACGTAGGTCTTGACGACGGCTCCAGGAATCTTTTCGAGCATTCCGGCGAGCTGGTACATTCCTGCTGAAGTAAGCGGGCCGTCTGGTCCTACGAATCCGCCGAGTAGGAGGTAGATGTTGTTGGTCACGCCGCCCTCCTTGAGTGTCTATGTCTCGATCCCGATTGGAAGCCTGAGCGGAGAGAAGCAAGACGGCTGACAGCTGGGATTCATCGTGCCACAGGAGGTCAGTGCTAGTGCGAGAACTACGAGGATGAGTATCTTCATGCTCTATTTATGTCACCCAGCGGGTGTGTAAGAGATGACCAGTATTCCTTGCCGGCCAGCGCCAGGATATCCGATATCACCATAGGGATCTGCACCGCCACCGCCACCGCCACCACCGTAAAGATTACCCGGTGAACCTGAACCATCCGGATATCCGCCTCCACCTCCTCCAGTTCCCGGGTTATAGCCACCCGTCAGCGTTCCACTGCCGACGCCGCCAGGACCAGCTGCAGTTCCGCCGTCGCCGCCGTATCCAGTATCACCATCATCGACGTGACCGGCAGTAGGCCCGCCACCAGCGACCTTGAGCGAACCAATGCAATCAGCGACCTGCCCTCCCCATGAACCGTAAAGTCCAGCAGCAGCTTGCATCACTATAGTTCCGCTGTTATTTTTTAACCAAGTAGGAGTACTAGTACCAGGACCACTCGGCGCGCCGATCTGATATGTTACTGCTGTGCCCGGAGTTAGGGCGACATTAGTCTGAGCAGCATAAGCTCCTCCGCCACTGCCGGGGCCGCCCATATGCTGCCACGGAACACTCGCAACACCGTTAGCTCCTGCACCGATGCCCTCGACCAAGTTGATCGCATTGTTCCAGTTCATCGGTACGTAGAACGTCGAGCCGCTGGTAAATGCCTGAGTCGACGTCGATACGGTTCCGTTATAAGAGATGACGACTAGGCCCTGTGCGCCGTATGTCGGTCCACCGTCAGGATTCTCGCCGTCTCCAGCGCTCTGTCCCGCTCCACCTCCGCCGTAGTTGTGTCCCTGCACGTCGACGTACGGGGAACCGTTACCGGCATATCCTCCGCCGCCGAGACCGCTACCGCTATAGTAGTACGGCCAGTATCCGCTGGCACCCGCCCCGTTCGGTCCTCCGCACCCGCCGCCTCCGCCCTGAGCTTGTCCAGCAGGGCTGCCCTCGTCAGGCATATAAACAGAACCGCCGTTGCCGCCTGAGTAGCCAGAGCCCGTGACTACTACGCCCCCCGCCCCACCGCTCTGGCCACCGCCATATACAGTATTCGCGGGCGTCTTGCCTCCCCCGGCCTCAACTATGGTAGTGCCTGCGTTGTTCTTGAACCACGAGTTGATGCCAAGTCCGGCAGGCGCGCCGTAGGCTGCCGCGCACACGTCGACGGTGGTGAGAGGAGTCAGGGTGACGTTCGTCGCAAACGCGTAGGCACCTCCGCCGCCTCCGCCGCCGCCGTAGTACCCTCCGAACCAGGAGATGCTGCTTCCGCTGCCTCCGCTGCCGTAGCACTCTATTCGGTTGTCGGCGTTGTTCCAGTTAGCGGGAACTGCGAACTTCGAAGTACCGGTCGCGGTGATCAAGAGGACGCAAGAGACCGTCGTGCGCTTCTTACTCATGAACAGGTAGTAGCCGAGTCCGGGAACCGCGGCCTCGATGAAACCGCCCCTCAGCCTCTCGCGGTCTATCCACCACCGCCTCGCTTCTGCAGTACCGGTGAGCTCTACGAAGTCACCGTTGCGCCTGACGATCTCTGTCTGGGGAACGTCAGCGCTCGTCGAGGTAGCCAGCGCTGTGGCTCCGAGCAGCGACGACAGCAGGAGTTGGTTGTGCTTTTTCATTAGACCTTAAATTGAGTCTGCAGCGCCAGCACTTGGAATGCAGCACTCCCTGTCTTGAAGATGGTGTAGGAGTAGACGTCCACGCCGTTCGCGCTGCCGGTGATCGGGGTGCCGCCCTGCCACTTCGGCGTTACCGTGCTGCCGTCGATCTTGAACGAGTTGTTGTAGTACGGGGTCGCACCCTGAGAGATCGCGGTGACGATCGAGATAGACTGGTTCGCCGACATCATCGTGTCTAGGGAGGTACTGTTGTTGCCCCTGACGTTCAAGATCCAGTTGCCGGCGGCGTTAGTCGTGTAGTAGATGGCAGATCCATCCAGCGTATCGAAGTCGACGGTGCCGCTGGCTGCAGTTGCTGAGACCTTGCTGCCGGCGCTGATCACCTGCTGCATCGTCAGTAGTCCGGTGAACGACAGGTTGCCCGCGACGACGCCCCCGGTATTCAAGATGTAGTTCGCAGCAGCTACGCCGCCAAGGTACCCAGCGTTGTTGGCGCTCATGGTAGCGACGTTAGCTGCTAGCCCGGCCGTCGTCTGGTAGCCCGCGGCCGCAGTGCCACCGAGGTACGCAGCATTGTTGGCGCTCATAGTCGCGACGTTCGCTGCTAGCCCGGCCGTCGTCTGGTAGCCAGAGGCGACGACTCCGCCGAGGTACGCAGCGTTGTTCGCCGCAAAGTTGCCCTCGGTAGCACCGAAGACGTGGGTCGCGTTGTTAGCAGTCAGGTGCGAGACGTTCGACGACAGTCCAGCGGTGGTCTGGTATCCCGCTGCCGCGGTGCCGCCGAGGTACAGGGAGTTGTTCGACGTGCCGGTGAACGCGGTCGAGTTAGTGTACACGTTAACAGAGTCGTTGCCGACCGTAACAGTGTTGCTGAACGAGACGCTGGCGTTCACTGCTAGGTGCGACGACGCGCCGTTCGTAGTAAACGAGACGGTGTTGACCCCGTAGTAGTCCTCGATCACCACGTTCGAACTGATGACTAGGGGAGCGCTGACCGTGTTGTTTCCGCCCCTCAGGGAGGGCGTGGCCATCGCGTTCGCGGTAAAGTGACCGTTGACTGCGACGTTGCCGGTACTGATCGAGCCGCCGGCGCTCGTGTCGATCGTGACGAGCTGGCCGGAGATGTAGTCGGCGATCTGGTTCAGGCGCGTAAGGAGCGTCCCAAAGTACTGACTGTTTGCAACTCTTGAGACTTTAATTGATGACATCAGACCCTTCCGTGCCGTTTATTTATGCTAGTGGGCTTGCCCCGGGTTGTTCTTCTTGGACCTGAGCATCTTGAACTTGGTGAACCCCATCCTCTTGTAGCGCTCTACGTCATATTTATGGATGCCGCCGGACGGCGTTCGCATCGCGGCGAGTCTCTCCACCTCCCTGCTACAGGAGGGCCCGAGCGAGCTTACGTCTCGAGGATTCTTGTTGACCTTCGAGAAGAAGGCGTAGCAGATCCTGGCGGGGCACGTCCGCTCGCACGACACGTTCGCGAACAGTCTGATCCTGTCTTTGTCCCTGATGCAGTCGAGCATCTCGTAGTCTTCGTGGAGCTCGAAGGCGGGCACGACAGAGTCGTACAGTTCCAGGGCCCTCTCGATCTTGTCGAGGGTGTTGAGCTCCTTGATGACGCTCGCCTCGACGTGGTACCTCGGAAAGTCTTCCTTGATCCACTCTGCTAGGTGGTCGCTGTAGACGATCACGGTGTTGCCCAGTCGACAGTGCTGCTCTAGGAACCCCTTAGACTCCTCGTACTCGGAACGGGGCGTATAGAGGTTGGTCAGGGGCAGGCGCAGACCGACGTTGCTCTCGTACAGCTCGTCGACGTCTCGGGGCGTGAGGTCCGGCATCCGCCGCCTTGTCGCCCACTGGTTCATGTAGAAGTTCCTGCCCCCGTACAGCTTTGTCGCTTGCTGGGTGAATCCGAAGACGCTGTCGATGTCGCCGACTATCTCGGGGTACGTCTCTTGCAAGAAGGCGTCGATGCGCTGGTCGGGTTCCTTGTTCCTCGCTGATACCGTATAGCTCATGCGGCCGCCGATTCTTTCTCTGGCTGTCTCGCCGGCGGCACGACCGCCTCTGCCTGCGGCGTGCCCCAGATATTCTTTCTGTCCTCGGGCAGGTATCCCTCTGACTCGATGTAGAACGGAAGGAACCCGGTCATCCTCTCGATCGCGACGGCAAAGAACGGAACGTGGTCTGAGTAGGCGCTGTTGCACGACTTGTCCCAGTACTCGTCCTCGAGAAACATGCAACTTCCCTTGCACGCCTGGAGGATAGGACAGTCCGAGCAGTTCTTACGCTTCGACCAGTGAGTCGAGGTCCTCAGTTTGACGTCCTTCATCCGAGAGACGTGACCGATGAGGTGCGACCGTCCGTTCGGAGCGACGCTCACGGCAGACACGTTCTGACACGTCAGGACGTTGCCCCTGAGGTCTACCGCCATCGTGTCGAGTCTGTCCATGCCGCACTTCTGTCCGAGGGCGCTCGCGGGGCGCATGACCGAGATGGAGTTCATCCACTCCTCGATGCGCTTTGAGACCGCGTCGAGCTTCAGGTTGGCGCGGGCCCGCGTCTGTTCGAGGGTCAGTCGACGGAAGCCGAGGTGCTCGGCGGCGCTGCCGACGGTGTTCTGCATCCCGCCCTCGTCGTACGTGTCGATAAATCCGCCCTCTCCGAGCTTGAACTTCTCGACGCCGAGCAGGTCCTCGAAGTACTTCTGGATAGCGGCGCGGTCCATGTTCTCTCGGTGCACCATGCTGTTGAAGCTGATGTGTCCGAGCGGGTACAGGCGCTCCCACAGATCAAGGATGTGCTCGCGCTGCTTCGGATCTGCGAGGGGGTCTGGGCCGCGTACCGGCTGTCCGGGTCCGTCGTGAGAGATGCCGACTCGGAAGTCGAGCGCGACCAGCCAGTCGTTGATCTCTGGACTGAGCAGGGAGCCGTTAGTTATCGTGACGAACTCGGTCGTCGGAAACTTAGCGCGCAGCGCCTCGGCGAGCGGCCTCAGCGTCTTCCAGTAGACGAACGGCTCGCCGCCCCAGAACTCGATCTTCTCCGGCACGTTCTTCAGCCACGAATCGAGGTTCCGCATGAACTTTTCTACCTGCTCTGGCGTGCCGTTGTCCGCGTGCGGGACGAAGCGCTGCGAGCAGTAGTCGCACGAGTAGTTGCAGGAGAGTCCGAGCTGTATCTTCAGGTCGCGGATGAGCGTCTCGCTCTTGCCGAGCGGGTCGCCGGGCGAGGTGATCGGCGCGTCCTCGAACGTCCAGTCCTTGAGCGCCTCCGTGCGTCTGACGTCGAATATCCTCTCGCCGCGAGCGTCGAGCAGCTCAGAGGTCATGTTGTCGTACTGGAATACGGTAGTCTCATCGGCGCCGTTGCGACGCCGTGCCGCGTGGATCTTAAACTTCACTTGGTCCTACTTGCTAGCAGTTCCTGGAGCATGCTCTTGATGTCGTCGACGTCCTGTTTGAGTTTCTCGTGCTCCGCCTTCTCGCGGATTCGCGCCTCGCGGGCAGCGCGATACTCCTCCAGCGCTCTATTATTTACATTCAGAATGGCCTTGCTGCTTGTGTCCCGAACGAGACTCGGATCACTCTTGACCTTTACTCTCATGAGTCATTAACCGGACGCCGCCAGCGCTATCGCGCGCATGTCCTGTGCTCGCGGCACCACCGCAGAGTCGTTTGCGAGGAACACGATCTTGACCGCGAGCGTCTTGTAGGTGTCGTAGATCTGACCTGTCGCGCTGGTGTAGCGCACGATGCCGCTGTTGCCGTCGTTCAACCATGCAGTCGTGTCGCCGGGGTCTGACGTGCCAGTCGGCAGGTGGTACTCGTACTCGTTGAAGTCGTTCGGGTTGTCCCTGCTGCCGACTATCGTCGTAGACGTAGTCATCTGCGTCCATGCCTTGCTACGGAAGGAGTCACCGTCGACTCCGTTCATCAGACGAGCAAAGACTAGGATGTCTGTACCGCCGGGCTTGTACGCCGCAATTAAGACCTTGAGGTCCTCTGCATCTTGACCGTCGGCGAGTACTACGGCGCGAGAGATGTAGCGGTCGATCGCGAAGCCGTCGTTGAACTTCTCGGACAAGACTACTCGGCCGGCGGAGTCCTCGGCGTTGATCCGGTTATGGATGCCGAGCATGCCCACCTTGATCGTGTCGATGGCCGGCGAGAGCTTCTCAGACTCCGAGACCATGTCTGCATAGACGGTCAGTGACTTAGCGCCGCCGAGCGAGACGAGCTCGTTAGACCTGCTCATCACGACGCGCTCGTGGTCGCGGAGCTCTAGCTGCTGCGCGAAGGTGAAGGCTACGTTCGCAGAGTCGCCGGAGTACGAGAGGGCCGAGTTAGCGGTGCCCTTCATCCACCACTGGATACCGGTGTCGTTCGGGGTGCTGATCGCCAGCTTCGGCATCACCGTGTTGTACGGGACGTCTGCTACCTGGACGATCACCGCAGTCGCGTTGCTCTGACTACCGATGACGCGAGTGCCCGAGGTGGCGTGCCAGGTACCGGTGGCCGTAGAGTTGCCCACGGTCATCAGAGCCGTGTCGGGACGGTTCAACGAGACGTCGACGCGCAGGCCGGTACCCGTGCCGGTTACGTAGGTAGTCGACAGGTTCGCCGGATATATCTGAGAGTAGTTGCCCGCAGTGTTGACCGACAGGGTAAGGGCGACGTTTCCCGACTCCGTTAGGACGTTGAGGGTAGCCGCGGTTCCGTCTCCGCCGACTACCGTGACGACGTCTCCGGGCGCGTAGCCGGTGCCGCCGTAGGCCACAGTAGCTGCAGCGACGTTGCTGAAGCCCTCGGTCTGAGCGTTCGCGAGCAGCACGCCGTTGAGGAGAGACTGGTTGCGCAGTCTGCCGATGGAGCAGTCCGCATCGGTGAACGTGGGCGCAGTATTCAGCAGCAGTGCCGTAGTATTGGCAGGAGTATTCGCGACTAGGGCGACGAACGCCTGTGCGTTCGTGTTCGAGAAGAGGTAGACAGCGTCCTGGTTAGAGATGCCCGTCGTGCTCGTTACGAAGACGATGTTGTTACCGGTTGCAGCAGTGACGCCGCCCGTCTGGATCTCGTTGTTCGAGAAGTATACGGTCTCGCCGATCTTGAACTCGCCGAGGGTGTCGACGACCTTCAGGTACTCCGAGTCGTCGTTGTTGAGGACTGCGGTGCCCGTGAGTTCCGTAAACGTCAAGCGATACACCGACATCTTCATGTCTTCTTGCTGGTACGCCGTCCATCCGGTGTCGTTCGACGAGGTGAAGAAGTTGCCGGCGAAGCTGTTGTGGAACAGCGGGCTGCCGGTCGTGACGTCCGGACTGCCCCCGAGCGCCGCGGTCCAGAGCGCGTAGTTGGGATTGAACCCGTCGGCGCGAGCGACGACGCAGTACTCCTTGCCTGTCTCGAGCATCAGCGGCGCCGGGAACGTGACGGTCGTCGCGAGGGTCGCATCCTCTGAGACGTTGACGTCTGCGCTCTTCAGGTGCACTGAGCCGAACGGCACGATGCGCGTGGTCGGGTAGCCGTTCTCCATCTCTCGTACCATGATCTGGATGCCGAGGGTAGGATCCTTCTTCTCGAAGAAGAGGTCGATGGCGGTGACGTAGATGACCGGGATGTCTTCCCCGTACAGTATCTCCTGAGGCAGCCTGAAGCTCTGGGCGCACGGAGAGGTGTAGCAGTCACAGTTGACGACGTCCGACACGAGCGAGCCGCCCGAGGTCGAGCTCGTCGAGGTATAGATCGTCTGAGTCTGTTGTACCGCCTTCGCATAGAGGGTGCTGGTCGTCGTCTGTAGCTCGATGTTGTTCTTGGCGTAGGCCAGGTTCGTGCCGTAGAACGTGGCTGACGCGTTCGACAGGATGTCGGTAGACTTAGTTACCAGGTTGTCGACGTCGCACAGCTTGAACACCCTCTCGCCGGCGTGGAAGACGGTAGACGGTATCGCGTACCATCCGTATATGCTGCCGAGTCCGTTACTGACCAGGGTCGGCGTCAGGATGAGCGTCTTGTCCTCTGCCGCCTTAGAGCAGTAGTTGCTGATCGGGACGTCGTCCATGAACGGCCAGTGCTGCGTGTTCGGCTTGAGGCCGTGAGCCGCAAAGAATACCATCTGTGGACGGATGTACGGCTGAAGACTGACGTCGGTGACGTAAGAGCCGAGGTTGTAGAGGTTGGTCTTCTCTCCTACGATCTCTTGTACGCCGGACCTGATCTGGTTGATCGCGGTCGTGGTCGTCGTCTCTACCGTCGGGGTGAGTCCGTAGACGACGTTGCCGGCCTTAGACCAGTCGCCCCACCAGCCGCCCTCGTTTACTACCGCAGAGGAGTCAGACGAAGACCGAGAGGTCTCCTGCCAGTCGCCCCAGAACGTCTGCCACACCGATCCGACCGCGCCGAGTCCCTCGATCTTGAGGTCCATCGGAACGATCGTCGCCGGATTTACCGTGACGTCTGGCTGGTAGTCGCCGTCGGGAGTCAGGTCGAGGTGACCGGCCCAGCGGTACGCGACGTCCTGAGACGGGTTCCTGACCTGGGTCGCGAACTGCTGGAACAGGTACGGCGCCGCGACCTTCTCGTTCTTGAGTAGGATCAGTCGACCGTTCGAAGATACCTGCGTGTTTGTAGACGCACCGCTGTTGTACTTGAGTTGGATCGGCGTCTGAGTGAACACCGGTCGTATCTCAGACACCGCCTTGTCGATCGCGATGTTGTACTGCGTGTCTAGGACGTTGCCGATGCTGTTGTCGACGAACGGGTCTGCGAGGATGCCGTTCTGGAACCGGTTGACGCCCGATGCGTTCGGGATGAGCAGGTCCTTGGCAGACTGCTCGAGGACGTTGAGGGCGGTCCAGTACTCGACGCGAGACAGGCGGTCGTCGAGGGCTCCGATGTCGCGCATCGTGTAGCGCCGGTTCTTCTTGTACTGGAGGGTGACCGTCGGATAGTTGTTGCCCTGCTGGTCGACTCCGAGGGTCGGGTACGGAGGGACGTTCACAGTTGCTAGGGTGATGCCCGCCGAGATGTCGACGGGAGGCGCCGGGTTCTCAGACGGAGTACCCTCGATGTGGATGACCGTACCCTTCGGAGTAAGTCCGACGATGTCTCGTCTACCGAGGTAGTACTCGATGTCAGACTCGAACGAGGAGTCGGGCGCCGGCACGAACAGGTTGCTCGGCACGCCCGCGAACGTCGTCGTGTTGGCGGGATTGATGGTCGCGGATGAGATGACGTTGATCAGCGCAGCGGTATTAGCGGTGTGTAGTCGCAGGTCGATGCAGTTTCGGAGGTTGTAGTTAGTCGCCTCCTGGATCGAGGTGTAGAACGGGATGTTCTGCGTCAGGATGGTGTTCGCGGTCACGCCGGTGTCGTCGATCGGATACGAGTCGACCGTGTAGAAACCGATGCCCTGAGATACGTCTGGCACGAAGCACTCTGCCTCGACGAGTATCTTGGTGCTCGTGGTGCCGACGAACCCTGCCGAGACGAGCGACGACAGTCCGTAGAACGCGTCGCGCTGGCCAGTATCCCATGTGAACTGGTCGATCAGGTCTTGGTTGGTGTCGGCATAGGACGCGCCGACGTAGACGTGCTTGACCCTGTAGAGGTCGGGCACGCCGAGGCACCACGGTCCGGCTACGCCGCCGGCGTTGCTGCTGCAGTCGATCTTGACGAAGACGCTGGTGTACAGCAGCTTCTTGGCCGGTTTTGCCTGCGTCCGTCGGACGTCGTGGTACACGGTGATCGGTACCGTAGCAGTAAACGTATGCGCGAGGTTGATCGTCGCACTCGTCGTGCTGTCGATAGTGATCGTCTGCGTCGAGTCTAGCGAGGTTGGTATCGACTGGCCGGCGGTGTACGTCTTGTAGATGGCGGCGTTTGAGTAGCTGCTGCTCCACGCAGACGACACGTTGAGGAACGACGAGTTGGCATAGACGACGAGTCTGGTCTCGCCGGGCGCGCTGTTGCCTACAGAGACACGGTCGCCCGGGATGAACAGGCTGCTGAAGTTGTTTGACTGGCCGGCGTGGAACGCTAGGTTGTACTCCGCGACGGTGGCATCGACCCTAGCTACGAGGTTAGCGGTCTGCCTGGTGTTGTCAGACACGATGACGAACTCGCGCTCGTTGACGGTGCTGAGCTGACCGAGTCCGTACGGGAACTCGTCAGACGCGCTGCCGCCTGGTCCGGCGGTCGTGAACGAGAGGGTGCCGATGCCGTTGGTAGCGACCGTCAGGGTCGATGCCTTACGGTAGTCGAGCATGGTGGTCGGGGGCGTTTCGGTGAGCAGGGTCTTCATCGCCCCAGTAGCCATCGGATAGATCAGGGTCGACAGCTTCTGATCCTGTAGGACGCAGCTGCCGCTCGTGAGAGCGACGTCTGCGAAGCCCTTGACGCCTCCGGAGATTGTATAGAGGGACCTGACGTCTGCAAAGTTCTTGCCAGTCGCCATCTGGACGTTGAAGAGGTAGATGCGGTACTCAGCTGCGGTGTCGCCCGGAGTTCCGGAGTCGTACTCGAAGCCGATCAGCTCGGCGGTGCCGAGCTCGCTGCCGGGCGCGCTCAGGCCAGAGACATCGTTGCCGATCGCAGACGCAGACGAGATAGCAGTCGCCGTCGCACTTCTGAGGGAGACGTTTGCCGAGCTAGTGAAGTCCCAGTGACCGGCTACCTGGTTGCAGTACAGGTAGCTGCCCATCGTCGCGGTAGCTACCTGAGCAGCGAGCGTCCTGACGTCGTTGCCCTTGCGAACGGCGTCGGCGCCGCCGATGTGACCCGGCAGCTGGCCGACCGTCTGGACCTTGTATCCCTTGACGTAGCCCAGGCCGGGGTCGATCTCGAGGCGGAGGTTCGCGGTATCGATCGTCGAGTTGGTCGGGAAGTCCGTGTACCGGGTGATCAGTCGCACGTTCCACGGACTGACGACGAAGTCGCCCTCCGTGTTGTACAGGGTCTGTGCCTGCGCGTCTCCGAGGAGGTTCAGGACCGGATCGGTCGGACTGATCGACGGGTGGCCCTCGACGAAGTCGGTGAGGGACAAGAACGGGGTAGTGTTGCTAGTTTCGTTGGTGTTACGAACCACGAGATTCGGAATCAGTCTCAGTCGGTGCGCGCCCGGCGCTGCGTAGTTAGGGTAACCCGCCGCGTTATCGAGCAGGGACGAGTCCTCCTCGGGAGTCACAATTTCTTCTGTCGTCTCGAAGCCCACCGATACGCCGTCTGGATAGTTGTCGTACTTCGTGACCATGACGCTCTGGTTGGCCACACTGATGAAGAATCCCTTGGAGAAGACTACCGCGTCCTTGCCGGCTATTGACATCTTATAGCCGACGCCCAGGTAGGAACTGCTGCCAGATACTGCGTTGTTTGCGGTCTTGATCGTGCCGATCGTCGCGCCGAGCTCGGTCTTCACCGTCAGTGTCTGGTCAGGGTCAAACTTGTTTGTCGTATAGTCACTCGCCGAGCCAAGGTAGTCGATGTAGATAGTATTGAGATCGGGCGAGGTCGCTAGAAATCCTGCTGCCGCGCCGGCAACGATCGCCTTCAGTCCGTTGCTGGCCTCGACGGTCTTGCCCACGAAGTCGCTCGTGGTCACCGCGACCACGCTGCCGTTGGCCAGGGTCAGGCTGTCCGTGATCTTGACGTAGTGGACCGTCGGCTCGTAGGTCTTGGTCAAGTCAGTTACGGGCGAGCCCTCCTTGAAGGTGTACCGACCGAACTTCTCGATCTGGTCCTGGAGGATAGTCTGTCCTTGGGTGAGTTCTCTCGCCTGGACTGGAATCTCCGGTCGGAACAGCACGCGATAGAAATTATTGTTCGCCGCGAAGTCGTCCCCGTACGGACTTCTGCTCAGGTCGATATCAAGAGACATTCGTTATTCTTCTTTCCTAGAATTTACAGACTAACTTTAGAGTCTCACGAGACGTCGTCGATCTATCGAACGGGACGCGGTTGTCGATATACAGCACCTCACCCGTGCCGCGCACCAGGCTCGGACAGACCACAGTATTAGCGAGTGCACTGCGTCCGATGCTGCCAGACGCTTCGCCGACGAGGTTGTAGGAAGTACCGTCGGCAATCGAGTCCCTCGCGTCTGCCAGTGTCAAGACCGGGTATACCGTGTCTACCTGGGCCGTTACATCAGCGTTATTTATCACGTAGTCAGAGGTCGTGAAGGCGCCGTCGACGGCACTCACCACGAGATACCCGCTCTTTACCCCGATCACGACTCCGGTAGCGCCGCTGTTGTTGCCGGTCAGTTGGTTGCCGACGTAGTAGGTGCCGGTGGCAGACGAGATCGCCAGATCGACGTTGTTCGCGATATTGACTATCGTCCCAGACGCTCCGGTAGTATCCTGGACGACCCGCTCGCGAAGGACGAACGGACCCGTATTAGACGTGAGCGGCACCCTCTCTAGCTGATTGAACCGGGCTCCGAAGTTAGTCGTCACGTCGAGGGAGCCGTTGGCGACCTTGATGCTGGCGACGGTAGCGTAGGCGTTAGTCACCGGATCATATACGACCTCGGCGTTAGCAAACTTGCCGGAGATGTCGGTTATCCTCAGTTTCTGGTCGTCGATCATAGCGTCTATAGTAGCCGTCGCGCCCGTGTCGTTCTCGATCAGCGACTCGGTGTCTGAGAGCACGCGGAAGTAGGTCAGGTTAGCGGTGACGACGTTGGCGGTAGAACCGGACTTGCCCCCGACGACGCCGTCGCCGGTCTGGTTGTACTTGAAGGTTCCTGACGGATTCGAGATCTCGAGGAACGAGGAGTTAGAGTAGACGACCACGCCGCCGCAGTTGCTCGAGGGCTGGACGACGACCTCTCCGGGGGTGAACGCGGCAGATCGGTTCCTGATCGTCAGTTTGGCCCGCTCTGGGTCGCCGACCTCGATCACGGCCTCTCCCCATCGGGGATTCTTCAGCAGCCCGAACTGGCGATAGCTGCCGTATCCGGGGAACACGTACGACTCGTTAGTCATGGTATCGAACGTGACGCTCGTCCCGACGTATCGAGCTCCCAACTCGAGGGCGGCGTTAGAGCCGTGGCCCGTGGTCGGTCCGATGAGCGCTCGAAGGACCACGTTTGCGCTCGTCGCGCTCTTTAGCGAGGAGTTCGCGACTACGTAGACGTTCGCGCGAGTATATCCGTCGCCGGTATCTAGCATCACGACGCTGGATACCGAGTTAAGGACGCCCGGGGTAGTATTGACGATCGCGTATGCAGTGGCGCCGACTCCGTCGCCGTCGACGACGACTCGCGGCGACACGACGTACTCCGTCATCAGTCCAGGGAAAGACGCAGACGAGATGACGTTAGCACTGCCGCTGTTTCCGACGAGCGGACAGCCTGCCCTAAAGTTGCCGTAGTCAGAGGCGACCGTGATCGCAGGGTAACTATCGACCGAACTGATCTGCGCCTTCTGATTGGATGACTTACCGAAGACGTACTGTGCGACAGTAAACGAACTACCCGTGGTGCTTGACAGTATCAGGTGAGAATTGTTAGCATAGTCGATGACTGCCCCGACTCCCAAGTCGTCGTCCGACGAGTCTACCTCTCTCACTACCTCGCCCGGGATGAACGAGACGCCCTCGAGTGACACAGAGCCGTAGGAGAGCAGCACGCCGGTGATGTTGGTGTAGGTGATGACGCCGTTAGAGAACAGCGTCTCTACCTCGAGTGGGTCTGCCGCTATCGGTACGGAGTAGTGGACGTTGCTGAGCAGCGTCTTTGTGAACGGCACAGACGCCGTGATCTTCGTGTCGTTGACTACGGCCTGTATCCGTCGGATCTGAGAGTTTGCAGAGGTACCGACTCGGATGAACCCGTTTGCCGAGTACTCAGAGGTGAACGCGGTGCCGACGCCGGTTACGTTGGTCTGTCCCGCTGCGGTGTTCGCGCTGCCTGTCTTGAGGGTACCCGCCTGTGCAGTGTCATAGAACGGTAGGGCGTCACTGAACGCGGTACTCGCTGTCCTGCTGACGGTGACGCTCGTGGAGTTCACGGTCTGGACGACGCCACTGACGCCGGTCTCGGACTGTTCGACGTGGTCGCCGGGATTGAGGTAACCCGCCTGGACGTACGTCGTGATCCTGTCCAGTTGCTGAGATACGACGTCTCCCTCGACGAACGAGCCGGCGATGTCGTTGAGTTCTACGTTGACGTGAAAGTCTAGCTTGGGCGCGAGTGTAGCAAGACGCGTCGATCCGTCGTAGTCTGCGACTACCCTGATCTGACTGCCCCCGGGGTTACTGTGGAGATAGATCGAGCAGTCGTTGTAGTAGTCGTCGACGGCCGAGGCGCTCGAGGTCAGTTGGACTACGGTGCTGTTGACTGCGCTTGCTAGGTACCCTGTAGAGTACTGTCGATAGTCAGCGCCTCTCGAGGTGACCTCGATGAAGTCTATCGCGCCCGGGGTCGCAGCAGCCTCGACTGTCGTGTTTGCGACTATCGGTATATAACTCGTGGAGTAAAAGGTCGTGTTGGTGCTAGAGTCGATGGTATACATGTACTTCCACGCGTACCCGTCTCCAGTCATGAACGTACCAGATGCTCCGACCAAGTTTGGCATCACGGTAGACTCGGCGCCGCTGCCGTTGTAGATGCACTTAAAGACGTGGTTCTCGCTGGTGACTACGTAGAACCTCTTAGACATCAGATCCGCGTCGGTCTGGTCGTAGTGGTCGTAGACCGTACCGGTCACCCAGGTCACTCGCGGCGCCATCAGGATGGTGTTTGCGGGATCGAGGTGCTTGCCGTAGGCTAGATTGTCATAGATCGACAGGTCCTTGCCGTCTACCGAGTTGTTGGCAGCGGGAGGGGCGTCGTCATCTGTCCACGGCACCGGACGCCCCACGAACGCATAGACCACGTTCTCGGGAGCATTTATCGACGCGATGAATTGTGCGGCTAGGTCGACTGAGTTCTCGGTAGTAAGGACGGCCATACATGCTTGTTCCTGTGCTATTATTTATCAGTCAAACCTAGGACTGCGCCACCGAGCTCTCTATGAGCGAGACCTGATTTTCTTTGACGTCTGTAACGCTGTACCTGCCGAACAGCGCGAACCCCGTCGGATGTACCAGCTGTCTCATGAACTCCTGGTAGGTCTTGAGCATCCGAGGCGCTACTACTTCATAAGAGAAGCGCTGATAGTAGTAGCTGTCCTGGATTCGCTGGTTGCTGTTGAGGAAACTGCGGTTGTTCTTCCAGTAACCGGTACCGACGCCGCTCAGACTGATCACGGCTCGTCCGTAGATCACTGTCGGATTATCAGCACCGTACAGGGTCAGTGACTCGCCTGGTTGGTACCCCAGCCCGGAGTCGACGATAGAAACTGCAGTAACTACCCCGTTAGCGTATCCGCCCCTCGTGACTACGACTGCGTTGTCTCCCTTGTACCCGCCCCTGCCGTCGGGAATGCCGATGCTCGCGATGTCTTCCTCGACTACAGTCACCGTCGGGTCAGTAGTATAGTTTCCACCAGGATTGATGTGGTCTAGGCGACTAATGGTACCGACCTCTAGACCGTACGAGGTAAGGGTCATATCGATCCGCGAGTCGAGGTTGGTACTGCCGTCGACAGGGAACGACCAGTTTGTCTGGCGAGACACGGTGTTGACTACCGCAGTCTTAGAACTGCTCAATCCAGTGACGGTCGAGCCGTGAATGAAGTATCCGCCCGCGAGAGCAGCGTTAGCAGTGAGGGCCGCGCTGCTCCCGCCGGAGGTGTGAATGGTGAATCCTCCAGGCCAAGACGGCGCAGAGGTCCAGCCGGTACCCGAGTCTCTGAGGTCGACCTGAACTATCGCGCCGGTGTTACTCGTCGTTACTAGGGCGTATCCTCCAGAACCGGAACCGCTGAACGTGACGTAGTCTGAGTTAGAGTAACCGCTGCCGGGAGTCGTGACGTTAACGTTGGAGATGAACCGGAACGTGCTAGAGAATGAAGAGACGTTGGTCACCGTTAGGACCGTACTGTTGACCGCGTTCAGATAGCCGTTTGCCTCTACGGTCTCGGTCGGGAACACGTAGTTTATCGAGACGTTAGCGCCGGAGGTGCTGCCCGTGAGGACGAGTCCCTCGGTGAACGTACCGGTGTTGCTGACGAGACTCACTAGAGACTCGTCAGTAACTGCGATGACGCCAGCAACGCCGGAGCCCGTAACGTCCTCTCCGAGCTGCAGCGAGCCAGATATCGGCGTCACGTCGAGTGGTAGGACGACGGCACTACTCCAGACGTGCTCTCCGACGGTAAATGCTCCAGAGATGCTGGTCACGTGGACGAAGTAGCCAGCCGAGTCCTGGTCTAGTTGCTTGTTCAAGTAGTCAGACAGCAGGTCAGAGTTGATCAAGACTATCTCGCGGTCCTTGATGCCGCCGACGTGAAAATCGCCCCCGGCACCGTCTCCGACTACAGTCACGACCGCATTCATGGTATAGCCAGAACCGCCGTCTAGCAGCTCGAACGACAGTTCGCCTCCCTGTCTCTTAGTCGTGAGTACCTTGACAAATCCTCCGTATCCGGTGCCCTCTACTTCGAGGATGTCGCCTACCGAGTAGCCGGCGCCCCCCGACAGGATGCTGACGGTAGAGAGCGATCCGAGCACAGACGGGGCGGAGTCGACAGTCATCTCTGGGATGTCGTCGCACAGCACGTACTCGGATCGATGAAACCTGCCGACTAGGTGCGACAGCACCAGGACGTAGACGTTCTGACCCGCGACGATCCGACGATAGACCTGCTCGACTACTGCGGTAGTGCCGGCTCTAGAGCTACTGATCTTCTTACCCTCGAGCTGCCAGAGGTACGGGCTGCCAGATACCTCCAGGTACTTGGGTACGTACCACTCGGCCGCCGACGGACTGAAGACGTAGCGCCACGGCTCGAAGACCTCGACGTCCTCGTTGAAGAGGATGCGGAACAAGAGCTCGACGCCGCGCTTGGTGCCCTTGACTCGATAGAGGTCGAGGACGTGCTTCAACAGCAGTCGCTTGTCTGCCGCGGTCTCGTCCGGGAACCCGATCATGTATTCGTTCTTGAAGTGCGTCAGGAACCTGTCGAGGGTCTCGTCGACGTCGGCGTACTCTAGGAGTCTGCGCGATGCGCCGAGCGCGTTCTCCTCGAGCTCCAGCCACTCGTAGTACGCCTTGACGAAGGCGATGAAGTTCGGACCCTCTTCGTGATAGAACTCGGGAAACTGCTGAGGAATGAACGGGGAGACGAGTTTTTCAACAGTCATTCGTTAGCTCGTCGTTGCTGTAATCAGCGTCGCGCCCATGTCTATCTGGATGACGTCGTTCCTGTTGGCGTAGATGTCCTGCCCGCTGGGCGTCGCTCTGAATGCTATGCCCTCGATTCCGCCGTAGCCGGAGACGACCACAGAACCGATGCTTATCTCGCCCGTAGAGTAGTCGACCGTGCCGATCGAGGTGTATACCGGGGACGTGTACGCCGGATTGACCTCCAGCATGTAGATAGTTCCGGTTACGTTCTTGTCGGTGATCGTGTCGGTAAAGACGTAGCGCTTGCCGAGAGACACGAACTCGCTGCTGCGAACGCCGGAGCTGATCGGATTATTCAGCGACAGCCTGATCGGCTGCTTGAGGTAGAGTTCTGGAGATACGATCTTCTTGATCGTGGTCGTGACTTCACAACTGATAACGGCTGCATCTGAATCGTCGATCGCGCCAGTAAACTTAGAAAAGCGAAACGCGGTCTTGAATCTACCCAGGTACTCGGCATTGAAGGCGCTGATCGTTGCCGTGACTACTGCCGTGAGTTGACTCGTAGACATAGATAAGATCTCGCGATCGGCATGGACGACTACTGTAGGTTCTACGTAGAGGTCGACGGGATCTACTAGGACCACCGTCATGCCGGGCGCGGCCATTCCCTCAAGGGTATCCTTTATCTCCTTCTGTCGTGCCTGCGTTATCGCGGCCCCGTTCAGTCCGACCACCGCGACGAATATCCGTCCGTACTCGACAGAACCAGTAACGGTCTCGCCGCCGTAGACGCTGGCGTCATAGACATCGACGAACTTCTCGCGAACGATGTCGGCATAGTCACTCGTCGTGATCGCGCTCTCTTGAGTCTGAAAGTGTCTAGGAGCGTACCGCTGGATACTAGCCAGGCTCTCCATCGCTGCTCCGCCGAACGACGCAGTAGTCGTCGCGACCACGAACGGCGACAGGATCAGTCCGCCGTTGATCGTGCCTAGGTCTGAGTCCATCGTGAACGTGTCGATCCCGTTAGCATCTGCACCGGAAGATGCGATGTAGCTGATGGTGACGAGCGCGCCGTCGACCGGTGCCGCGCCGAGGACGCCGTCGCCGAACACGACCTCATAGCTGTCTGTCTCTGCTCCCTGTAAGAAGTAGATGTTTGAGTCTGGTCCGAGTCCGTACAGGTTGGTCGCCGGAGTCCAGTATACGGCGTTAGAGCCGGCGACGGTGACAGATACCGTCAGACTCTCGGTGTCGACGCCCCTGTTGGAGATCAAGAAGCGCTGAGTCTCGTCGCGCAGGTCGACGACATAGGACTCAGTAAGGTAGGCGCCCTCGTACACCGCGAGGTCGTCGACCGTGAACGTAGAGGAGGCACTCGGCCAGACTGTAGTGTCCCTGGTCACGAACGAGTAGGTGCCGTTGGCGTTAGTACCGGTAAACTGGATTCCCTTCGGGATGGTGAGGGTCGAGATGTCTGAGGTGGGTACCGACAGACTGAGGTGGGCGACCGAGGACCGTACGGACCGCGGCACGTAGTTGAGCATCTTTGCCCGGGACACGCCGCTGTCTCGGATCTGCGCCGAGTCGAGGTGCATCTCCGAGTTGACCATGTTCAGATAGAAGGCGTTCTGGAAGGTGTTGAAAGACAGGACGTCGAGCTGCTGGCTCATGTTCGCCCCGTCGTAGTTGTAGTCACGGAAGGCGCTCTTTGTCTGCATGTAGGTCTTCAAAGCGGCCTTGAAGTCGCTGAAGTCTAGGGATGCCACCGCCATCGAGTTGTTTGCTGTCGTCATGTGGTATTTATGCCCTCTTAGCGCACCCGCTTGATGATGAAGTTGAGGGAGATTGGCTCCGGGTTGTTGCCGATCGCGATGACCATCTCGACCGCGATAGACTGACCGTCGATGGTCTCCCGCACCCTCAGCTCCAGGATGCTCGCCCGAGGTTCACTGTAGTCGACGGCGTCTCGGATGCTTCGTTCTACTCGCTCTGACAAGAAGGCGCCGTTGGGTTCGAACAGGGCAGCGCGGACGTTGGCGCCCACGTTGGGCTGGTACGGGCGCTCGCCAAAGTTGGTGTTGATGATGTTCTTGATCGCCTGGATGACGGACTGCTCGTTCGTTGTCCTCGCGAGGTCGTTAGATGCTGGATGCTTCGCAAAACTGTCCAGGAAGTCAGAGAAGTACTCCTGCTTCTTGTTGAGTTGGGTGATCTTGTCTGCGCGTGCCATGTGTTTTCCTTAGAGACCGAGTACCTTCGTCGCCTGACGATCGTCTCCGTGCGTGTCTGGTGTCGTAAGAACCTTCTGATTTGCGCCGGCGCCGCCGAGTTTAGTAAGACCATCCGTGATTATCTCGTCTGCTGTGATCGTGATCTTTCCGTTTTGCATGACCATAGTAGAACTTCCGACCTTAAAGGTGATCGAGGTCTTCGACTCGATCTGGATATCGCTGGTGACGTCTAAGCGGTATTTACCCTCCACGACGGTCGACTTGTTGCCGCCCTGGACGTCCTCGTACACCTCGCCCTTCGTGCTCTCTACTCGGTTGCCTACTCGGTACGTGACCCTGTCACCCCTGGTCTGTTCATGCACGTCTCCGTCGGCAGAGAATATATGGTCGCCGCCGGGAGAAGCACTGACGACGCCGCTGTCAGAATTGCCCGTGACGAACTTGTTGGTGCCGTTCTCGACTATCTTGTGCTCGCCGCCCGCCAGCGCCTTGTGGTCGCCGTTGCGTACTTCTCTGACTGCTCCGCCGCCGTGACCGCTCCTGCCGTGGTCTATGACTTGCTTGTCATCAGAAGCGCCGACAGTAGTAGTCTTTCCGGCCGCCGTCGCGTTGTGTACCGGTCCAACAGCGACGCTAGTCACTCGCCCGTCGAAGTCGTTCACTTCGTGGTAGTTACCCTTGCCCTCTTCGCGGTGTGTCTCGGCGCCGTCTTCGTTGTTGTCGACGATCTGTCGTCCGCCAGGGAACGCCTCGACGTCGATGTTTGGATAGAACCCGTAGAGGCGCTTCTTCGGAACGCGCTCCTTGGTATCCCTGAGTTCTTCAGTCTTTGTTACTTTGCTCATGCTATCCCAACGGTGGACTGAAAATCGGATTAGTTGTGCCCCCAGGAAGTTCTGGAATAGTCTGCGACGACACGTCATCGGGCTCCGCCGGTCTCGGCTTCGGCAGGGGGATGAGTTTTTCCTTTACGATCTTTCTCTTCTTTTCGTGCTTCGCGTGATTCTTTGCGAATTTATCGAGGGACTGCCTTACTTTCTGGGTGTCGTTTATCGAGCGCTTAAGAAACTGGTTGACCGTGTTCTGTATCATGCTGCCGACCTGCGGAATGAAGCTAGCGGCGTTGCCCGCGCTCGGTTCACCCTCCGGAAATACCTTGTCCTGCCCCTTCTTTCTGAGCAACTCCAGCAGCAGAGCAAGGAACGTCTTGAGCACCTCGATCGTGAAGTTCTTACTGTGGAGCGCGCTCGTCAGGTCTGAGATGATCTCGTTGATCGACTCGTTGACGCACTGTTCCATGTCGTCATAGGTGTCTTCTTCAAGAAGTAGCGCGTCGAGGTGGTCTGCCGTCTCTACCAGCGCCGGATCGAGTACTGCCATCTTGCTGACACGCATCGCAGCAGTAAGCGGTGCGCCCGACAGTCGCAGGGTCGGTCTGTCCATGCCCCTGAAGTCTAGCGTATCTAGTGCTACGTCAACACCGATGACTATCTGACTGAACGGAAATGCGGTCGGGAGTGCTAAAAAGCTGTAGTCTATAGTAAGGATCAGTGCACGGAATGCTTGGAATATCTCCAGCACTTGAATCTGTGAACAGATCGAGAGGTCGTAGGAGTTCAATATGTCAAGCAGTAGCTCTATAACTGTTAGCTGGTCTACAGCAGTCGTTGGATCTACTACGATAGCATTGACGCGCTCGTTGAGTTTGGTGATTATCTCGTCGACAGCAGTTAGTACTTCTATTCTGCGGTTCGCCTCGTCGATCGCGTCCTGAAGCGTACTGTCATCTGACGTCGAACCTAGAGCATCATTCATGGCCGAGGAAGCCGAAGAAGAACTACTCGACGAACTCGACAGCATAGCCATAGCCTGGCCGAGGGCGCTACTCGCCATACCGGCGATGCCGCCGGCACTCGTGAGTCCGTCTATCGCCTTGATCCTGGTAAGCATGTCGATAGCGTTAGCAAAGATGCCCGACGCGTTGCCGTCGAGTTGCTGGATCATCCTCAGCACGTCGCTCTTGTCGACTCCCTTCGGAGGATTACCTATGGTCTTCTTATCGTGCTTCTTTACCTTGCTCTTGTGCTTCTTGGGGAGGTCGACCGCCTTGGGCTTTGGCTGATTGACCGGCGGCTTGAGTATGGGGTTCTCTACTAAAGATACCGCCGCTTTAGCACCAGTGAGTGTGTCTACTGGCATAACCATTATGCGGTCTCCTTCTTTGGGGACGGCTGTTCAAGCAGCACGTCTGCTGTCTGAGCATAGGAGTCTGGCGGTCTTCCGTTTCCGAGAGCGTTGAGATCGTTCTCTCCGACCTCCTCGTTATTACCGTAGCATACGTTCGGCAGAGAATTAAAAGTAGGGTAGAGTACCTGTCTGCCGTCGATGGTCACTCCGTCCGACGACGTGCCTGAACGATCTACAGCACCAAGAATTATCATGTTCTCTCCAGGATCTTCATACATGCACATGACGTGACTGCCCTTGATCAGTCTCGTCGGACTCTTACCGATCTTCTGATGCGAAGCGCCGTGTGTCATCATGCGTCCCCACGCAAGATCCTTGTCTTGTAGGTCTTCCTGCTTTCCGTGTACCCTGAGTCTGTAGTATCCGGCGCGGTCCTTGTCTTTGACGTCTATTACCTCTGCGTATGCAAACTTAGTTCCAAATCCTAGGTTGTCTTTTCCTGCCATGTGCTACCCCTGCGCGCACTCGAGGACGCACTGGTACCTCGGTTGGAAGCCCTGGGCCGCGATCTCGTGTCTCACCTTCGTTATCAGAAACTTGCCGTTGACTATCTGGTCTTGTCCAGGATCAGTAGTTATCGCTACGGGCCGCGGAATAGTCAGGTCTACGTTCTTACCGGCCTGAAATACCGTGTCTCCGAACGTCTGTACGAGCACGATCAGCTGCAGCAGTCCGCTAGCGGTAGCTGCCTGTTCCGGCGTGGCGGATGGAATGCCCGTTATCGGGAACAGCGAAGTGATCGGAATAGATATCGACCTGCCGACCTTAGGAAACAGAGTCATGAGCGCGCCCAAGACAGGACTGATGGACGACATAGTGGGCGTTATGATCTTTCTTGCCTTCTCGCGCGTGCGCTGGTTGAAGGTGATGACTTCAGTGCTGAGCGCGCCAGACTTGACGGCGGCCTCGACGTTCAACTTGGCGATGATTGTGTAGTGAAGGATCTGTTCGTCGAGCTCCTTTGACTGAGTACTTCCTCCTCCTCCGCCTCCCCCGACCGTGCCAGACTGCTTGAGACTCTTCACGGCGTCGCCCGCCAGCATCTCTTCGAGTGGTTTGAAGTGATAGCCGTCTCGGTTCTCCCAGAACAAGAACGTGTTGCCCATGAAGCCGGTAGCCCGGCGCCTGAGCTCGTCGATCGAGGTGAGCGGCTTCTTGTTGCTAATCCTCAGCTCCTGGACGCCCTTCGTCTGCGATACCTCGAGTGACTTGCTGCTGCCGAGGAAGTTCTTGAATATATCAGAGATGGCCGTCGAGATCTGTGCCGTCCACTTCTTCTGGATCGGACCCTGGCGAGACTGCTGTACCTCTACAGAGATGCACTCGATCGTGTACGTCCTAGACTTCTGCATGTTCGCTTCTTTGCTCTGAGTCAGGGTCACACTGTTGATCGCGAACACGTACGAGGCCGCGGACTCGTCGGCCGTCCTAAACATAAAGACGACCCGCTCTCCGCCAGTGAGCTGGAGGTCGCCGAGGGCGTCATCGACGTCGAGTACCTTGAACTCGGCATATATGCCGGGCTTGAAGATGCTCTCAAAGATCGTCGCGTTGATCAGGGCGAGCGACATGTCCCACATGCCGCCTCTGATCCCAGCGAGCACCAGGGCATCGATCACCACCTCACCTGGATAAGTTATAGTAGTCATTGCTTGAGTATATCTGTGAGTCCTCGCGCCGTCTGTGAGGCGAACTGCTTGTCGAGTACCCTGATGCTACGGTTCGCGACGTTCTTCTCGTTCTCGACGTCGTACGCCGTGACTGGCGACCAGTAAGCAGCCTCGTCGGCGGGAATGTTATTAGCGAGGGGAGTAGAGACCGTAACTACGGATACGGCGTTCGAGGTCGTGCCCGTGATCGTGCTGCTGCCTGTGACGACGACGACGTCATTCGCTAGGACGGTGCCTGCCGTGTGCTTGATCGTGACGGTCGTAGAGTTAGCGTGAGCGACCTGGCCGCGTCCCGGATAGTCGTCTGCGAGCAGCACGTCGACTATCTCGTTATCGACGAAGTCTGTTCCGTCTGCAGTATATCGCACTAGCTGGTTAGTATCGACTACCCAGTCTAGCGACTTGCGCTTGTAGCCCATGATCGAGTTACTGGCGCCGTACACCGGCTCCCAGTACTTGCGCTCGCCCGCGGTGAGTGCGGCGTATCGCGCCGGCGTGATCCTCGTCTCGTCTTCGTACCAGGCGTTGCGATAGAACGCGACGAGCTGCTGCGCTTGTTCTGACGAGCCGTACTTAGATCTGATGTAGGCCGAGAAGTCCTCGGGCCCCATGTACCACTCGTAGTACGGGTCAACGACCTTGTTCGCCATGTATATCAGCCACGTCATATACTGGTCTTTGTAGTACCGATCGGCGAGGTGATCCGCGCGCTCTCCGTCGGTCACGTCGTACTGATAGAAGACGTAGGGGTTCTTGAGGACAGAGTTGAGCATCGCGGCGCGCTCGGTGATATTGAGCGCAGCATAGCCGTCATAGTTTATGATCGGAAACTTTCTAAAGAAGCGCTCCATTATCCCCTCGTGCTGATGACCGGCGAAGGCCCGCCGCCAGATGACTTATTCCACGTCTTGTCTACGTCCTCCTTCATCCAGTACTCGATCTCTAGAAGATTGACGGACAGGATGACCTCGCCAGGCGCAGATGTCGTCTTATAGAAAGCCGGACCCTGAGGAGCAAAGTTTACCTGGATGCTCTCTACTACGCACGGCTTAAAGTGGTATAGGTACTGATCTGCGGGATACAGGGTCACGTAGCACATGTTTGGATACTTGAGGACGAGTCCGCCGGAGCCCCCGACGTTAGCCGGCTCGGGCAGCATGTTGTACCTAAACTTAGCGACGATGTTCCTCACGATGTCGCTCTCAGTATCGTTCTGTGGCGACAGCCGCCACTGAAAGGAGTGCTTCTTGAACGTCGGCGATTGAAAGAGTACGGTCATGAACGGATTGATCGTTAGTCCCCATATTCCGGTATATAGAGCAGTATTTCTCCCGCCAACGGTCTGGGCTATCTGCGCGGCGACCGCCTTTCCGGTCTGTAATGATAGTATGTTATTTACGGCGTCAGTGACGCCTTCGAGGTTAAACTGAGACCTCGTCTTGTACTGCATGTCGACTACAGTACCAACGAGCGGACCTGCTGCTTCTACTCCCCACTCGACGCTCTGGTTGTCGATGAGGTTTGCCGGTATCGGCAGTCGTACGTTGCCTCGCGCAGGATAGAATATACGATCGCCGAGACTACGTCGTTCGAACTCGCGAAAGTCAAAAGAGATGTAGTACTTGAACTGATCCAGGTCGACTGGAAATGTCATGTCTCCAGGGCCGCCGGCCCACGTGGCATCTTTCGCCGGTCCCGGGGTCTTCGGTTGAGACGTCGAGGAAGTTGAGGAAATACCGATTAGGTCACTAGCTCCAGCTGCTATTGCGCCAGCAGCAGTTCCAAAGCCCATTCCTGCTGCAGCTGATTCTGCATCAGCTTGAGTCTGACTGCCATTAGATTCTACCGGCAACCCGTCTACCCATACAGTGCCCATTAGATTTCCTTAATAAATACTACGCGATCTTATTTATCGTGTAACCAGAAGGTGAACGATGGCCTGGAAGGGACAGTTCAAGCCCAAGAATCCCCAGAAGTACAGGGGCGACCCGACCAACATCTGGTACCGCTCGTCGTGGGAACTGCAGTCGATGATACGTCTAGACGGCAATCCCGAGGTAGTCCAGTGGTCGTCTGAGGAGATACAGATACCCTACGTCTCGCCCAAGGACGGGCGCGTGCACCGGTACTTTCCCGACTTCCACATCAAGATGCAAGACGGGTCTCAGTCGATCGTCGAGATCAAGCCCATGAAGGAGACCGTACCGCCGAGTCCGAAGGGCAAGAGCAAGCGTAAGTTCCTGTCAGAGGTGATGACCTACGGCGTGAACGACGCTAAGTTTCGCGCCGCGCGGGCCTACTGTAAGCAGCGGGCATGGCACTTTCAGGTGATCACTGAGCACGAACTCGGAGTTACTTTTTGACCGATAAATAAGTCGAATGGCTTACATCTTCCAAAATATGGCAAAGCAGGCACAGAAGGCGGGAATCAACACCGCCCTGGTGAAGGATGCTCGAGCATGGTACTACGCTACCGCCCAGGGCATGACCGGCGTCACCCCCAACAGACTGCTCGCCTCGGAGGACACGGTCGCCCTCAGCAGCATAACGACAGACGTGATCGGCGCCCTCTGCTGCTACTTCTACGACCCCAAACTCAAGAAGACGCTGCCGTACTACGACCGGTTCCCCATGGTGTTCATCACCGACATGCGCGCCGACGGATGGCTCGGAATCAATCTCCACTACCTTCCTGTGCCCTACCGCGCGGCCCTGATGTCGTCCCTCTATAACCTCGCGACTACAGAGAACATCACTGACAAGACGCGCCTAAATATCTCGTACCAGATCCTGAAGCGCTCGGCGAAGAGCAGGTACTTCAAGCCGTGCGTCAAGGAGTACCTGGCGGGCCACGTCATGTCTGAGATAAAGATGATCTCTCCGCCGGATTGGGACAAGGCACTGCTGCTGCCGCTGCAGCGCTTCGAGAAGGCGTCGGCAGAGCAGGTCTGGAAAGACTCAGTAAGGGCAGTAGGCTGATGGCCTTCGACGTCGAAGAATTTAGGGCGAACTTATCAGACGGTGGCTACCTAAAGCCACACGACTTCTTTGTGACGATCGTGCCTCCGCCTATCCTCCGAGGCAAGACGATAACTGCACTGAGCGGCAACCAGTATCAGATGGGTGCTGAAGAGATCTTTAACTACCGCGCCGACAGCGTCAGAGCTCCAGGCGTCTTGATCGCGACGTCTGACGTCCAGCGCTACGGCATCGGCCCGATCCAGAAGACGCCGTTCAACGTGGTGTTCTCAGATAACTCTATCTCCTTCATCCCCGACTCAGACGGCTTCGTCTGGGCATTCTTTTACTCATGGATCAACTCTATCTTTGCCTACGGCGACGAACATGCTACTCCAGGCGCCGCGCCGCGCCGCGCAAGCAACGAACTCGAGTATAGAGCAGAGTATCAGTCGACGATAAAGGTCGACGTCCTCGACCCCCGCGGATCGATCGTGCAGACCATCATGATGTACCAGGCCTATCCAAACATGATGCCAGACGTTCCCCTGTCTTGGGGCGCTCACGACCAGCTACTGAAATTGACAGTCAGCTTCACGTTCCGCGACTGGTCACTCGTAAACGTCGACGCTACTGACGCAGTCCAGCAACCCACGGGCGTTCCAGCAAACCAGCCAGTCTTACAGAGACTCGGCGCGTTTAGTACGCAGGGCGCTGCAGTTACTGTATAAACACAACTGAATGAAACGGAGACAGCATGGCATTCCCTAAGATCGACAAGCCGATACTCACCATCAAGAATCCAGCAGACCAAAAGGACCGCAGGTTCAGGCCGTTCACGGTCAAGGAAGAAAAGCTGCTGATGATCGCTAAGGCGTCAGACGAGCTCTCTGACATCTTGCTCGCCATTAAGCAGGTCGTGGCGAACTGTTCACTCGACGACCTGGACGTAGAGACGCTCCCGATCTTCGCCCTCGAGTACTTCTACCTCAAGCTGCGCGCGGCATCCGTCTCTAACGTGATCAGCGTCACTTACGAGGACGCCGAAGACGAGAAGCAGTACAGCTTCAAGATCAACCTAGACGAAGTCAAGGTTGAGGCGCCGGGCGACAAGGCGGGGTCAAACAAGATAGTCCTCGGACCAGACGTAGGGATAGTACTGCAGTATCCGCCGGCGTCTATCTACGGCGACAAGGAGTTCACTCAGCTCTCTGAGGAAGCCATGCTGTTCGAGCTGGTGAAGAAGTGCATCGTGTCTGCATGGCAGGGCGATGCCGTCTTTGAGACCAAGAACGAGACCGAAGAAGAACTCACGACGTTCGTCGAGTCGCTCGACATCGAGGCCTTCAACAAGATCCAGGCGTTCCTACAGGCGACCCCCAAGATGCACTACGTCTTGAAGTACAAGAACTCGCTCGATCACGAGAGGACTATCACCCTTAGCTCGCTATCAGATTTTTTCGCGCTTCGCTGAGCTACGGAGATCTTCGAGGCTACCTGACTACCGTATTCGCCCTCGTTCAGCACAACAAGTGGTCGCTGTCTGAGGTCGAGGACATGGTGCCGTGGGAGCGAGACGTCTATGTAGACCTCCTTGCCGAGCACATGAAGAAGGTCAGGGAATCCCAAGAGAACAGACCCTAAATACTTGAGTACGAGGGAACCTCTCATGGGCAAGATCGATGACGCACCTGTAAGCGCCAATACTCAACCGGTACCTGTTCAGAGTGCTGTTGCTGACGCATTAGACACTCGCAAACAAGTCTTTACTGAGACGCTCGCCGTAGAACGACTGCACCTAGATGCGCAAAAGCAGCAGCAGCTACGCGACTTTACCCTTGAAGACGAACACTGGTTCAAGGCGCACTGGCGTCCGACGATGGGCTGGCTGTACGCCGCGATCTGCGCTTGCGACTTCATCATATTCCCGATCGGTTCTTGGCTCACTGCGGCGCTCCACATCGTCGCCTATACCCCCTGGGTCCCGATCACGCTACAGGGCGGGGGACTCATCCACCTCGCCTTCGGCGCTATCCTCGGCATCACCAGCTGGTCTCGCGGCCAAGAGAAGCGGGCCATCATCGACGGCATCACTAAGAACGGCGACGATCACTAATGGCCAGATATGAGGCATGGACTAGTCTAAACGCGCAGTTCCTTCAGAAACTCATCAAGGAGAAGGTACCGCGAGCCGACGTCTATGCCATCGCCGAGCAGTACTTCGGTGCCAGCAAGAGAAACGTAGACGCCGAGATGAAGCGTCTCGGTCTGCGCTGGGAAGACGAGGTCGAGAATGAAGCGACCCCCGAAGAAGATGTTTCACGACAAACATCTGAAGAACCAACCAAAAAGACACCAAAGGCCCCACCGAAGCCCCCGAAAGATGGCGGCGTCAACAACAGGCCAAAGAAGTCTGGCTTCCTCGCTGCGATGGGCGAGTTCGCCGTTCATTCTACGCTTGCTGCTATCCTGCCGGGTGCTAGGCCGTTCGCTCGCGGTCTCCGTCATCCAGTAAGATACGCCGAAAGGCTCATGCTCGGCGCGCTGCTTCCGGGTGCTCGAGGTCTCTATGACCTAGGCAGAGACTACACCGAGAAAACTAAGCCAGCAGCAGCCCCTGCCGGAGCCGGTATCCAGCCACAGCAGGTAGATGCGCTCCGGATAAAAGTCGGGGCTATCGAAGACTTTACCCAGCGCACTGCTGAGGGTACAGAAGCGCTGGTCGCTGGGCAAGAAAAAGAAATCCAAGCAGTTACTGAACTTACAGAAGTCATCAAGAACAACAAGGGTTCTTCCTCTGACGGCAGCAACAGCCTTGCGAATGACGTAATCGGTACTATCGCTAAGGCTAAAGTACTAAAGAGTGCTGGCGGAGGTATCGGCGCGGCTGCTAAAGCGGCTGCAGCGACTGGCGGAAGAGTAGCTGGAGCCAGGGCGGCTGCAAGACTCGCAGCTAGATCTGGAAGAGTCATCGGCGGCGCTGCGCTCGGCGGAGTAATCGAGGGCTTACTTGAGTACTGGGAAACTGGCGATGCTAAGAGAGCAGCATCGGTTGGAGTTGGTGCTGTCGCCGGTGGATCCGGCGGAGCTATCGCCGGTGCTGCCATCGGAGGACTAGGAGGTCCGCTGGCTCCGATAACGGTCCCTCTAGGTGCTTTCGTCGGCGGCGTCGTGGGCTCGATGGGCGGTGCTGCTGGCGGAAGGGCGATCTATGACTACTCTGGTTCTGATGCAGCACTAAAGAGGATACAGAAGCATCAGAAGGCACAAGAACAGAAGGGTTCAGTATTCGATAGACTGACTAAGCCGCCCGGCCTCTATTCTCCTATGTCGCTAAGAGAGACCGACGAAACGCGACTCGCCGAACTGACTCTTGAGGCTAGAGAGATCACGTTCGAGGCAGACGAGGTCATCTTCAAGGGCGCTGGCCGTGCTACAGGGTCTGTTGGTCGCGCCGCGTTTCAATCGGCAGCTCTGACTTCTTCAGGCGAAGACGCAACGGCGCTCTCTGCCGGTGCTATGTCTGGCACCAGCTCGGCCCTGGGCGCTGTAGGTTCTGCTGGAGGAGCCTCGGTACTCACGAGACCGGGCGGACTGCTCGCGTCTCTTGATCCAAACGGCGGTGCTGGTCTCGGCGGCGTCGGCGGACTCGGAGGTTCTTCTGCAGCACTCAATGCCGGGGCACAGTCGCCAGGCGGCTATAACTACATGCACGGACAGCACGGCGGCCCAGGAGAGAATCTAGTTCCTGTGATGACGGCGTACGGTAAGATTACTGTCAATGCCGCGTCTGCAGAAGCGTTCAAGGGATTTTTCGACGACCTAGCTGCGAACGGCGCGCCTCTCAGACACCTCGGTTCGTATGCTTATCGAATGAAGCGCGGCGGCGGATCAGGCTGGTCACAGCACGCGTACGGCAACGCTATCGACATGGACGACCAAGTGCTATTGAGTCCGGCCATGCGTAGGTGGGTCGAAGAGAATCCAGAGAGATGGCGAGCGATATTAAACCGTCGCGGCATCGTCTGGGGCGGTGACTTCGGAGGTCGACCGGGCGCAGGCTGGGACCAGGGCCATCTCGAATATCGAGGCGTCCATCCAGCACTAGCGGCCAGCGAGGGCATATACGGTAAGGAAGTAAAGAAGGAAGCAAAGCAAGAAAAGAAAAAGACCGCAGACTCAAAGAAGCCGGACGATACAGAACCCGAGTCCGGTCCGGTGCCCGTTCCTGCTCAGAAGCCTACTCAAGAACTTGCTACCGGTGGTACCCGCCGTCGCAGACGCAGTTATACCAAGAACGACTCGATCACCATCGTCGGCGAGCGCGGTCCAGAGGTCATGCGCGACCCCGGCAAGCTTACCGGCCGTGTCGTAGGTCTCTCTGGTCCAGAGGTGATCAGTGGAGGCGGCGACGAGTACATCGAGCGTTCCCTACCGTCTCACGTTACTAACCCGTCTTACAACGACGACACGTCTGCCGGAGCGACCTCTCGCGGCTACGGACGAGTAATCAATCCCGGTACCCTAGGAGGCATCAGAATGGAAGAGAAGCCACTCGTCGACTCGCGCGGCGAGACACTGCATCCTGCATACCGTAAGGTCATGGAACAGACGGGTGCCAGCGTCGACGAGATCACTGCTCTGCGCCGCGGCGTCTCTCAGATCGAGTCTGGTTCTAACAAGAACGTAAGGGGACGCAATCCGCTCGGCGACTACAAGCTGCAGGACCGAGGCAACGCTAACTACGGCCGGTACCAGTTCAACGACGAAGACGCAAGAGACATTCACACAAAAATCTTCGGTCGCACCGGTCGGGCGCCCACCCGCACAGACTTCATCAAGGACCCGCAGCTGCAAGAAGAGTACTACGCTGGCTACCTGCTGCTCAAGGACCGTGAACTTCGCGCCAACAAGAGTGCAGGAAAGCTCTATAAGGACGCAGATACCGGAAAGAAGCTCGAGGCCCTGGCAGTGGCACAGCTCGGCAGCGGTACTGCAGCAAGGTACCTCAAGCGCGGCGACGCGTTTACTCTCGACAAGAACCTTCCGACGTCAGAATTTACTGGTGCAGTACGCTCGCAGCTCGCTGAGGCAAAGCAGCTCACGGACACACCGAGAGAGTCTAACGCTACAAGGATCGCGGAGCAGGGCCGTTTGAAGTATGAGTCTGGAAAGAGACTAGCTGAGGAGTCAGCGGATCTCGCGATGAAGGACACGCAAACTGCTGTAGTCACGCCCAGCATACACATCATCGAGCGCGAGCAGCGCGTTACAAAGACGGTCAAAGAAAAAGAACCCGTAGAACTAAAAAGTGCGACTAGCGACGAGTTACAGAACTCGGCTATGTCCGGGGCCCTCGCGGCCATGGCGTTCTAAAAGAGAGAATTAGATGACGATAGGCAGCATAGTATCAAGCGTGGCATCGAGGGCAGGGAAAGTCGCCTGGACGGCAACGAAGGGCGTCGGTAGGATGACCGCGCGCGCCCTGCTGCCTGGACTACCTGGCCTGGGCCACGGCGGTAGTGCTGTCCAAGCAAAGACTTCGCGCCCGGGCTCGGCCGGTCCAAGCGACAGTCCGACGATAGACCAGCTCGAGGCCATCAGGGTCGGCGTCGATCACATCGCTGAATCTACTCAGGCTACGGCAACAGAACTGCCCGAGCTGCTGTCCGAACAGAAGGGTACGCGCGCAGCGCTCGAGGACCTCAAGAGGTCGTTTGGCTCGGGCATCATCGGCGACCTGCTCGGAGGAGGCGTCGCCGGATTCTTTACGAAGCACGCCAAGGTCATCCTCGGAGCTATCGCCTCGATCGTCGGCGTCGGCACCATAGCGTACTTGCTGAGCGGCAAGAAAGACAAGGAAGACGCTACGGCCGTAGAGAAGCCAGACATCGCTCCTAATGCTACCAAGGACACCCCAGCGCCGAAGCCGATGAGTCTAGATCAGTCTGACGGTCTCGACAGCATTCGCCAGACGGGCGGTCCAGACCTGAGGACGGCTCGTCCGGACGACAGAGACTCAGAGGGACTAAAGCGCGCGTCGTTTACCTCAGAAGCCGCGAACAACAAGATCAAGATCCATGCAGAGAAGATCACTCTAAAGGCCGACAAGCTCACCTTCGACGTCAAGTCAGTCGGTACCGGTACTCCCGGTTCGAGCCGCGGGGGATTCCAGAACGCGGCGCTCACGGTCGGCGGCGGCGAGGGTCCTCCTGGCACCGCGGGTGGTCCTGCGCCGCCGGGCGGAGGACAAGCTCCGGGCGGAGGCGGCGGAGGCATCACTGTGCCACCGAGCATGCAGCCGAAGCTGGTCTCGCTTACTCAGTCAACAGAGGGCCCAACTACCGCGCGCAAGACGGGCGGCGACAAGTTCGGCGAAGACCTGTCGCGAGTCTTTCCTGCGTCTCTCGGTCAGGTAGGCGACGCGCTAGCAGGAGGAACGCCAGGACCAACGGGTCGCCCGCGCGGCTATAATCATTCTGGATCAAGTGTGCCAGTTGATCGTGCTACAGCTGCGGGTAAGGCAGAGGTCAATGCTGCTCTTGAGCAGGTAGCGCGTGAGACCGGGTACCCAATAAACGAACTAAGAGCGGTAGCAAATATTGAGTCGTCTATGAATCCTAACAGTAACATAGACAAACCAACGCAATATAAGGGGTTGATGCAGATTGGTAGAGAAGAATGGGCAAAGAACGCTAAGCCTGGAGAAAATATCTACAATCCGCTCGATAACGCGCGCGTGGCTGCTAGGATATGGAAGAAAAATGACGAAGAATTTAAGAAAAAAAATGGTAGGCTACCCACTGGGGCAGAGCGCTATATGATGCACCAACAGGGGCCGGGCTTCTATCCTAGAGGTGAACCGACGAACCCCGGTGGTAATCCATATCCAGGAATGTCTAGTAGTCGTCCCTCGCACGAAGAATTTGACCGAGGATGGACTCATGAATTTAATAGACAGACAGCAGAATACGATAAGCAGTATCCTCAGAACGATCAGACGGCAACTAAATCACCAGATGCTACACCTAAGCCTGTTGCCGAAGCATCTCCTAAGCCTGTTGCCGAAGCATCTCCTAAGCCGGCTGCAGACGGCGAGTATAAGTCTATGGGCGACAAACTCGCGCGCGACGACCCGCTTAGAGACGTACTCCGTGAGCAGCGTCGCGATGCATCTGTAGAGCCGACGCCCAAGACCGAGAAGAGGGTAGCTCCCGAGGCGATCACGCCATGGCCGGTAACCAAGGCGTCGTACCGGCCAGAGGTGACGTCTGAGAAGCAAATCGAGAACAGGTCAGAGACAAAGGACCGAGGCGACGTTCGTCCGATGCCTGCTGACGCTCACGCGTCGCTGTATCAGAACATGTGGAACGACACGGCCGCGGCATAAAAAAAAGAGAGCCGGGTATTATTCCGGCTCTCTTCTCGCTTGCGCTGTATCCGTCGTGGTGTGTAGCCGTCGTGGATCAGCCGTTCGCGAGCTTCTCGAAGTAGTCGAGCGGGTCGGTCTGAGCAGTAGCGTGCTCGACGACCTCGTCTTCCTTGACGGGGTGCCGTGCCGGGGCGGTGCGGCGAACCGGAGGAGCCTCTTCGTCCTCGATGCGCGACCGCTCGGCAGTGGAGGCAGTGATGCTGTCTCCCATGACGCGGTCGAGCTTCGCCTTCAGTTCCGCGTAGGACTTGAAGTTCTTGGGATCAAGCAGCTCCTTGAGGGGATACTCCTGCTCCCAGAGCTTCTCCATGGCTTCGTCGCTCTTCAGCAACGGCGCGCACGGCTTGATGAAGGCGGAGTCGGCGTAGCTGCGCTGTCCGTCGACCTTGCGGATCTTGAGGGCGAAGTTAGCGCCCTCCCACATGTCGAACGGGTTGAACGCCTCTTGCTGCATCTCGGGCGCTAGTCCCTCGATCACCGGGGGGTGCATCGCGTCGTTGAGCTTGTCGAAGATGCGCTTGCCGAACTTGTAGAGGAAGACCTTGCCCTCGTTCTGCTTGTTCGAGGGATCGGCCACCACGTAGATGTTCGCGACGAAGTGCAGGCGGCGCTTGCTGCCCGGCTTGTCGTTGCCGTCGCCCGACACGATCTTGCGACCGCGCGAGTTCTCGCCCTCTGCCCAGTACTTCTGGTTCATCTCGGCGACCGGGTCGTTCTCGGAGTCACCGAGAGACTTACGAGAGTTCTCGATGTACCACTGACCGCCCGGACCCTTGAACCCGTGGTCCCAGTAACGGACGAAAGGAAGGTCCTCGCCCTTCGGCGCCGTCAAGAAGCGGATGACGGCGTAGCCGTTTCCCAGCTTGTCGACGGTGGGAGCCCAGTAGCGAGTGTCGGCCGTGCGGGTACCGCCGCCGGTCGACATCTTGTCGAGTTCTTTGTTGAGTTTGTCGAGCTCGTTCTTGCGTGACTGACGAAGCTCAGCGAATGAGTGTGCCATATGTTTCTCCTATGTGTGCACAGTATACAACGTATCCAAGGTGCGTAGCCATAATATGTACGTTATTTATATAGATCTTATACCTGTTCGGCCCGAAGGTCAAACAGTATTTACTCATCTAACTTTTCTAGTTCGTACAGGTGGACGATGAGCGGTCCCGTCTTGCAGTCGTCCCAGTCGACCCATGTCCAGGTCTTCACCTGCGGATGGATGTCCCTGACGGTGCCGGTGATGCCGCGCCCCCTCAGACGAACGCGGTCGCCCTCCCTGGGCAGATCCGTCGGTTTCTTCACGGCATCAGGTCCAGGACGTAGCGAGTTCGTATGTCGTAGAGGTACGTACCGCGCGCCAGTAAGTACGCAGCAGTGTTGATGTTCACCAGGTGAGTGATCGCGCCGTCGAGTACCGGATAGCTGGGGTCGCTTATCGTGTCGCCGAACACATACCTTCCGTAAAGGTGATCGGCGAGGCAGCGATTGATCTCGAGCCACGGACCGACGATAGTCAGGGTAGTGCCGAAGCCTCCTGCCTGGTCCTCCCAGTCTGCGAGCATCTCTTTGTGGTCTTTGTTTCCCCGAGCGCGAACGTCGAATACGCACTGGTTAGCAGCGTGCGCTAGCTGAGCGGCCGCTCTGCCCGGGTTCATCGACGGTATGTCGTTGCGCGCGAACAGGAACAGCGTCGGCGCGCCGGCCGGGTGCGCCGGCTTCTCAGTGATCGGGGGACTCACACTTCTCTTCTTTATCATCCTATCGCCTCTACTATCTTCCTTGTCATCTCTTTTGCGTCGAACTGGAGGAACGGGTAGTACTTCTTGACCGTGCGACTCATGTCTGACCACACCGGATCATGCGCGAGCAGTGCGTCCCACTCGTGTATCGCGCCCGTCAGGTGCGTCAGCACAGTCAGTGTCTCGAGTGACATCCCGTCTTGCAGGTAATTTCGGTAGGTGGTCGGGTGGCGCTCCTCGGTGATGCGCAGCGCGTCGTTGAACTGCGCCTTGTCCTGGTACAGCGTCCTGACCTCGCTCGTCACCGTGTATCCGAGCGACTCGACTCGCTTCATCCTGCCGATGTGGTACTGCAGCATCGCCGGATCTTTTGCCGCCTGCACGATCCATTCCCTCAGACTAGAGATAGTCATCGAGATCAAGAACTGATGAGCATCGTTACGCTTAGATATCTTTTCCATCGTGAAGCGAGCGGGCGACACGTTGAACGACTCGATCGTCGCACGGATCTTTCCTCCGTACTTGAAGTAGTCGTAGTCGGTCGTGAAGTGCGCCCTGAGCGCGATCCAGTCGACGTATGTCTCAAACGGTGTCAAGGGAATCGTAGAGCTTGTCGAACGCGAGATTAAGGAGCTTTATCTTTCGGTCAGTCTTCACGTCGGCCGGCTTTAGCAGGGGCTGTAGTTTTTCTTTGAGCTCGTGCCAGTCTGCTCGAAGGTCTCTGAACGGTTTCTTGAACTTCTTCTCTAGAACCGTAATAGCTTCCTGACAGCCTTCGTCATAGCCGTCGCCATAGCCGTCGTCGTAACCCTCTTGCTTGCAGTTACAGTCGATCATTGCTCTTCTCCGCGCCAGTGCGTACCGCCCTCAAATTAGCGGCGCTGTAGATGTGTAAGAACCCGGGTTCGTGCTCGACGACGTACCGGACCTTCCCGGCCTTCGTCGTGAACACCGAGCGGACCTCGCCGACGAGCTGGTAGTCGCCCGTGAACTTCTCGACGGGGTCTCCTACACTGTACTGTACGGTAGACTCTGAGGGATCTTTCATAGTTCTATATTATCACTTCTACGCTAAGTAGTCAACCTACATCTTCTCGCTTCAGCATGCGCAGTTTCTCGCCCTCCTCGCGGAGCTTCGTCTTGACGGCCCGGTTCTTCTTGATCATAGATGCCGCGTACTCGATCTCGAGACCGCGCTGCTCAGACCAGTGAACTATCGCCTCGATGAGCGATAGTCCCTTGTCTGTTATCAGCTGGTCGATCTCGAGAAGGAATATGGACTGTGCGTCGATGAGCTCTGTCAATGTATTCCCATGATGTTCTTAGCGTTCTCGGCTGCCCTGATGGCGCACCCGTCGTGGGGATGGCGCTTCAGGTGCTTTGCGAGGCGGATCAGCTTGTTTCTCTCGCGGCGGTGGGTGATGCGGTAGATATTGCAGAAGACAGCGTTGCGTCCGACCTTACGCTGCTTCTTGCTCTTCTTAGCCTTCTTAGTAAGGCTCTTAGCAAGGACTGGCATTGACTAGTACTCCGGGGCATGATCGCCCTAGTTACTTGTCATTGCGTTGTCCTCCCGTGGTAAAGAACTGGCGCGCTGGACCTCCAGGCGCCGTCTGCGCACTTTCGTGCTGTTCGTCTCGCAAGCGCCTTGAGTTCTTTCGAACGGTACGGCTTCCTGTTAGTCAGGTTGCGAACTTGCTCGTTTTGCGACGAGCGATTAGTACTAGTCATAGCTTCCTCTATCGAGGTGCTGTCAGCTACACAATGCAGCTGAAGTTCCGGCACTTCATGAGTAAAGCGTATGATTAGTCGTACATGTAGAACTCCAAATTAGTGGCGGGATTCTGTTGCCAAGTTCCCGCCGAACTCCGGATTACGCCGCTAGGCGATATTCCATGGGTGCGTTGTCGTTTGCACTTAGATTACGGGCCACTCGGCCAGCGAGATCGTCTCGATACATTCTTCGTCTACAGATCGAACCTATTTGCCCCCCGCCGAAGTACTCCTGAGAGTACTTAGGTGGAGGGCTCGGGTACTGCCCCCGAGTCTCTGCGACTATCACTGCACGTCAGCGACAACCAGATCTATTTATAACACTAATCGGATTAAGAGTCAACCGATAGTTGCTCGGGAATGCGCCTGTGGTAGAACACCACGAAGCACTGGGGCTCGCAAAACTCGACGATGAAGACGCCGAAGGCGCTGTGCAGGATCGCGCGGTGTCGCACGTCCGGGACGGCCGACTTGGTGCTGTCCATGTAGTCGTGGATCGCGAGGTAGTCGTCGGGGAACCCGCCGTACTTTGCAGCGGAGGACCTAGCGTGTCTGTACGGCTTCACGAGAAGCACCTCAGCAGCAGCAGGCGCTCGGTCGAGCGGGTGACTGGGCGCGGTCGTGCTTTGAGCTCGGCAGCGAACTTCCTGAGGGACGCCCTGGTGCCCTTCAACACCGTGTCGATCACGTCGGCGGCCTTCTTGCGGCCCGTGCCGTAGCTGAAGCTGTCGTGCTGGTTGAAGCCGGAGACGTGGATGCCGGCGACGTCTAGGCCAGCCGTGTCGTGCTCGTCTGCACGGAACACGCTCACCAGCTTGGTCTTGGGATCGTAGGTCCACAGCTCTCGGGTACCCAGGAACTTGGCGGGGTCGATCGACGCCGTGCGCAGCTCGCCCGAGGTCTTGAGGTAGCGGAAGCGCTTGAGCTTCTTCTCGACGCTGATCGGCTTCGCTCGCCGGGGCGCGCGGAGCTTCTTGACGTTCGCGGCGTAGCGCGTCGCGTCGTCGATCATGCCCGAGTATGCGTTGTGGAGCGCCTCGAGTTCCTGCTTGGGATACTTCGCGTAGCCCTCTAGAAGCTGAGCGTCTAAGTCGTCAGCGGTATCGTACTGCCCGAACAGCACCTGGTCGAGCTCGTTTCGAATGGGACGGAACTTCTCGGCGATGCGGATCGCGAGGTTAGGGGGAAACTGGATCTTAGTCAGGTACTCGTACAGTGGCACCTCGCGGACGCCGTCGTCGATCAGGCCCTCGAGCTCGCCGACGACCTCGCCGACCTTGTCGCGCATGCGCTCCTGGATGCTCGGTCGGTGCGCGACCTTGACGGCCCTAGCGGCGTCGGCCTGGACCGATCGGTCTGCGTGGACGAGTGCTTCCTCGGTCCACTTCTTGACGTTGGCGACGCAGCGCTTGGGCAGCTTGGCGCCCCTCAGTGCTAGACGCGCGAGGAAGCCAGCGGTACGCGGCGTCCACTCGGACGGGATCGCCCGGACGCGCCGCAGGAACTCCTTAGGCGCCTTGCGCTCCTGGTGGTACTCGTACAGCCAGCCGAGGGTGTCGGCGTTCGTCTGTGTACTCTGGTACCAAGTCAGGGCAGCCGCGAGCGGCGAGCCGTCGAGCTCGACGGCGGGATCGAACTCGGGTTCTGCGCTTCCGTAGAACGCGGCGTTGAGTATCTCGGTCTCTGAGCGGGTCTTCTTCTCGGCACGCTTAGAGCGCTTGATAAGACTTGATCGCCGAGCCATTATCTATTCTCCATCAGTCTGCAATTGTCGAAGTGATATTGAAGCATAGCATTTCCTCTACCAACCTTATCACAGTGAGGGCAAGTTCTGGTTATTTGAGTGTGGTGCTTGCCTTCAACAAGCAATTTTCTAGCGATCTTACGTTGAAGTTCTCCACCCACTAAGGCATTCTTTCCATCACGAACCTGCTTGCGTTGAATTTCTCCACCCAAGAGATTGTGGGTCCTATCTTTTACGCGTCTCTGATTAGTCCTGCGTGCGACTTCTCCACCCAAGAATGGATTGGTTCCTTCAACAACCTGTCTAAGAGCATTTAGTCTTCCCAGTTCTGACAGTTCTCGAGGTGACTTCTTCATTCTAGCTGCTATTCTAAGACAAGCGCCATAATCGCCTTGTTTCCAATGGATGTCATAGTGTTCTTGAATAGTCAGAGCGATCAGGTTCTCAGGTCGATTGTCTGTCTTGTCGCCATTGATGTGGTGAATATCGTAAGACCGCCCATTTAGTTCTTTAGGAACCGGGCCGTAGTTCTGCTCGTAAATCTTACGATAACTCGTCATATTTCCTAAGCATTCTTACAGCATGTTACGTTGGCGGCTTCGAGGGCCGCGATGCGTGCGTCATAGTCGGGGAACGCAGAAGTCTGCGCTTTAAGGATAGCCATGTGTATTCTCCATCGTCGGGCGGTATTGCCCGGGTTCATCGTGATTAGATCTTATCATAAGACCGATAAGTAGTCAACCACTTCCTGCAAGCCATTTTAGCGGCCTTGCGCTTCTTGTCGGCGACGACCCGCGGACGATACTTAGGTGTCCGGAGGTCGCGGGTGATTGGGCTTCGTTTCATCGTGGTTAGATCTTATCATAAAACTGAATAGTAGTAAATATACCAGAAGTTGCAATCGGCGAGGGCTGTTCAACCGGCGGTTAACGACACAGAGCGAGTTGCTGGCACGTTCCTAGAGACAGCCCTTCAGTATCTATGCACGGAGGCGGTAGACAGCGCCGGTGGGACGCTCTATGTCAGAAGAACTCGTCCAGGGTCCTGGGACAGAACAGTCGGAGCATCTCGAGGTGCTCCTCCTCGGTCTGGCTCTCAAGGCGTTTACTCGGGTAGAGGGCGTCCCCCATCAGCACGTGCCCGCCACCCAGACGCTCGAGACACAGGTCAACGTTGTCCCTCATTATATCCACGCCGTAGAGGTCGTCGAGCGCCGCCTGCTCGGACATGCCGAAGTGATACATCTTGAGGTACTTGACCGGCACCAGGAACTGACCGTCACCACAGGCAGGGTCGAGCACGGTCTTGCCGGGTGCGAAGGAGTCGATGGGCATGGCTTGGAGTATCTCGATCACCAGAGGCGTGGGGGTGAAGACTTCTCCAGTCGCCTTGACTCGGTCGGACATGCGCTCCACGCCCGACATGTAGCCGTGCTGGTCAGTGTGGGTGGCTATGCGCTTCCACATAAGCGACCTCCTCCTTGGTGAGACCGAAGTGCTTGTAGAGTTCCTTATCGGTCCACACCTTGTTGAGTGGAACGATTGGGCAACTCCTCATGCCCTCATTGTGGAAGGCCATTTTTACTTGATCATTACAGAACCGATAGAGTTTAGAAGTAAGAACTGAGTATAGTTCCTTACCCTTTCCCTCGGTCAGGAAGTAGATAGATTGCTCGCCTGCAATCAACCTTCCCTTGAAGACCTTCCTTACGTCAGCAGCCCATGGGAAGATGATTTTCTCCTGACGATCATAGTAAGTGGTATCGTTGGTTTTTACCTTTTTACCGCCGGTGACGATCGTATGCTTGCCCTTTTCAGACAACACTATCTTATGGTCTCGAGTATTAGTTATTAGTGTGTGCGCGAACTTTTGGTGATGCCGGTAGAACTTTTGAATGATCGACAGTGCGCCGATATTCTTAGGTAGTGTATAGATATTCTTTATGTCGACGTCTATCTCTTTGCCATTCTGAATGAGTTTAGTCTTTCCAGAATATGTAGCATCTTGATAGACGAAGTAGCTAAAGGTAACGCCGACCTTATGGAAGTGCTTACTACAGTCAATGTTGTTTATAGTCAACAAGTTCCCCACCTTCAGCAGGCCGAAGATCTTACCGCTTCCGTGAGGCGCGATGTTACCTTTAGTCCAGCTGTTCGGCGTCACCATCACAACTAATCCTGATGGCTTGACTAACCCAAGTGCTTTCTTTACGAACTGCGGCCACAGTTTGCCGCTGGATGCCTCGCCGTTAGTGTTTTGGTACGGTGGGTTAGTGATAACTACGTCGAACTTCATCTTCCAATCCATCTCGAGTGCATTACCAACCTTGTAAGTTCCAACCAAGTCGTGTCTATTTACGGCGTAACCGAGGTCAAGTGTGTCCTCGGCGATTCCAAAGACGCGCTTAGCGATATTGGCATCGGAATGGCCTGCAGCACGCAGGCGCTTCTCGACTTCCTTGGGGAACTGGCCCCCAGCCATCGCTGGGTCCAGGAAGGTAGTCGTCTTAGACTTCCAAATCTCCTTGGGAAGTTGGTCCAGCATCTCACATGCCAACGGCTCTAGGTCGAACTTTATTCTGGGTAGGAACATCTTATCACTTCTTCTTCATGTTGTCAATGGTCAGCTCAAGGACGTCTGCGTTGATCACCCCGGCGCTGAAGAGGTAGCTGAGGGTAGCGAACCGCATGCCGAACTTGTTCTCGACCGAGTCTCGCAGTTCCCTGTCCTTGGCGATCTTTACGAGTGCCTTGGGGACGCTGTCCGTTCCGGTTCCGTAGATCAGGACGTCGACGTTCTCGACGACAGTCGTGATCATCTCGCGTGCCCTGGCGGCGAGCTTGGCCATCGCCGGGGTTGCCTTGCCCTTCTTTTTCTTCTGAGGGGTCAGGCGAGTCTTGCCCTTGTCGGCAGGGTCCTGCTTGGTCATGCCTGCGACGTTTATCGCCCCAGCGGCCAGTTCTTGGACCTGATCGTCGGTCAGCAGGGTCAGGTCCGCTACCTTGCCGATCACACGTTCGATCGACTTGCGCTCGAGCGCCTCTGCCAGGTAGGGGTCAGACTCGACCCTCACGCGCCCGTCCTGCGAGCAGCTAAAGAGGTCGATGGTGCTGATCACCGCGGCCAGCGACTGCTTGAGGGTCGCGACGGCGTGTGTCCGCTTGTAGTTCATGGCAGTCTCGAGCAGCATCGCGTCGAACTTATCGTCGCGGTTGGGGTCGAAGCTGAGGCTGACGATCCGACCGATCTTTCCGACCTGGTCCGGCGTCAACGCTCGGCTTATCTTCTGGACGGTCGCGCCGCAGTCGCCGCTGTCATAGGCGAGGTAGAGTTCGGTGATCGCGCCGACCGAGAAGCTGCGCTGGGCCATGCCCGCGCTCAGGAGCAGCACCGGGCCGGCCTGTGCCTTCTCGATCTCTTCGTGCACCTTGTCCTCGGCGGTGCCGTTGGTCATGGTGTCACCATAGATGGGGACGACTCGGAATGCCGGAAGTGCAGCCTGAGCGAGTGCCGCTGCCTCTGTAAGATTGACGTTGGTAGTCGAGCCGGGCAGGAACATCATAGCGACGCGCTGCCCGTCCTTAGACGAGCGCTTGATCTGGTAGTCGACGTTCAACTCGTCCCAGGAGTGCTTGCCCTCGAACACGGCCTGCAGCATCCGCGTCCAGAAGCCCTTGGCTCGGACTGGGTCTGCAGCGAACTTGGTCCAGGACGGCAGGTAGGCGCCGTCGTCTCGGAATGCTCCGGGGTCGTTTGCATGCGCCCATTCGACGACTCGGGCGAGTCCCATCTGATAGAACTCGACGTCGACATAGAGTTGGTGACGAGAAGGGTCGACGGTAAACTTCTTAAGGGTCGTGTGGTAGGACTCGCGAGTCGTTCGCTTCTCCATGATCAGTTCGGGATACACGACCGAGGTCATATAGTCGGGCATCCATAGTCCGACTGCTTTGTCCATGTTAGTGCCGGTCATGAGCACGATCGCATCGACGGTTCTCGTCGCAGCGATCAGCGCCTTGGCCTGTCCAGGCTGGTGCATGCCGAAGTCGGCCTCGTCTACCACGACTAGTCGCGGGACGCGCTTGCCGAAGAGGTAGTCGAGTTTGTGCCGGCGGAGTCTGCCGTTGCACATCGACAGGAACGCGACGACCTGCTTGCCGTCGCGAAGGGCCTCGTCGATCCTGTCCTGGTAGTCATCATGGGCCGTGTCAACCATGATTAAATTCTTGAACTGCTCGAAGCCGCTCAGGTCCTTTTGGAAGGACTTGAAGGACGACAGCACGTAACTCGCGATGACCGTTAGAGGTCGCTGTGACTCGATGACGAGCGCGCCTGCCCAGATAGTCTTGCCGAAGCGAGCACAGAGCTCGGCCGCGATGACTCGCTTGCCTGCCTTGATCACTCGCAGTATGTCTTCGAGCTCAGATGCCTGGAGTGCACTGAGGTGCACCACCGGAAGCGGCTGCCTCTGTTTGGCCAGGTAGCGGTCTACCCGCAACTTGCACTCTTCCCACGGGAGCAGATGGACCTCGCTGGTTGGACTCTTGCGGTGGCCGATCGCTGGACGGATGTAGTCGTCCATACGCGAGTGCGTATAGAACCGATCGACTTCTTCGGCCAGTGCACTCACATCCCAGACTGCTCTCAGTCTGATCTCGCCAGTATCGACCTTATCCTTACGGACGCCGACAGACCCACGGATGCGGACGCCGACATCTTTCTCGATATCCTCGCCGGCCTTGACCCAGCGTTCGCCGAATTTTGCTTCGTTAGGGAAGGCTGCTTCGTCCCAGAGATATAGGGCGAGACGGTCACACGGGGTAACACCGGACGTCTGAGACGTCCGGCGCAGGTATTGGTCAGTGCGCATGAGTATAGCCGGCTAGGCAGCGGCCTTCACGGAGAGGGTGGCCTCGTTGGCCTTGATGAACGCCCGGATGGCGTCCGTCGACTCGAGAAGCCGCTCCATCTGGCCACGGTAGAGGGTGACGGGGAAGCGGGCCAGTCCGTAGATCGAGATCGCGCCCTTCGGCGAGACCTTCAACTTGAGTGAAGAGGCCTGGGAAGCGCGAAGGGCCTTGTTCTCGGCTTCGAGGGCCGCGATGCGCGCATCGTACTCGGGAAACGCAGAAACCTGCGCCTTCAAGACAGTCATAGTGTAGTCTCCATCTGGGGCAGCGCCCCGGTTTGATCGTGGTTAGATCTTATCACAGATCTAAAAAGTAGTCAACCTTTTAATTTCGTCTTTTGCCAGTTCTCGAGCATGACGATTGATCGGCACGTCCAGCATGTAGAACACGGCCAATCGAGATGCGTCATTGCACTCGATCCAGGCATAATTCCATGCCGCTGAGTTCCAGCCATAGAAGGCTGGGTAAGTCACGTTCTGTAGTTTTGCAGTCGTCATTCCATACCCTCAGACTTGAGGTAGGCCTCTACCTCGTCTCGATACTTGAGATAGGCCTTTTCCGCAAACAGGGCCAGGACCGGTGAGGCCAGCATCAGTCCGCCCACTACCTTCTTCATCTTCATCTGTTCATCTCTCTCGTGGGACAGTCGCTCTCGTGGGGGGAAGGAGCCGTCGTCGGGACTCATGTCGATCTCACCGCAGTACGCGCAGCGCCAGAACGAGCCGGTTCCGCAGAGGACCACGGCTTCGGCCAGGGCGGCCTCGGCTATCTCGAGTAACTTCTGGAGACGCGGCTCGATCAGCGGATACTCGTCTCCGTAGAACTGGACGACCGTGTTCGCGGTGTACCGTTCGTCGGGGGGACCGGCATAGTGCCATCCCCAGGCGTCGCTCCAGACGTAGCCGGGGGGAATCGGGAAGTCTCCGACGGTCATGGTTCTCTCTTCAGGTCTTCGGGATGGACGCCGTACAGGGCTGGGATATTAATGACGCTCACGCGCTAGCATCCTGATCGAGGTAAAACAGCGCTTGCTTTTTGAAATGTTGAAGCGAACACGTCCCAACGGCATGAGCGGGACCGTTTTCGGTTTCCACGGCAGCCGTCCATGTCACTTTATTTTCAACCGAAAAGTTTGCCGTCAGAGCCAAATTTGGTCGCGACCACGCAATCAATATATTTCCGTCGTCCGAAACACCGATAGATGACCAGTCAAAATGCTTCGAATAGATCATCCATTTTAGAAAATTAAAGAAAGACGCCGGCTGCGGAAGCTTATCTTCTTCATGCCAATCTTCGGTATCCTGAAGAAGCTCACCCTTGAGCCGCCTGTCTGCATACCCATTGACGACAATCCCGTTGTCAATGGATCGAAACCAGCCGGTAAGCGTCCGCATACGACTGATGTTTTGATAGACTATATCAGGCAGACGAATATCTTTTGACCCTCCTGTTTCATAAGCCAATCGAGAGCCAACCCATCATAGACGGATGAAAACAAGAATCCCAAACCAGCTAACGCCGATTATGAGACTTGCCCATCCGGCGAGAGCATAGAGCGGCAAGCCAAACTCGCCTGCGGATCTAGACGGGGCAATCAATCCTATCCCGATTACGAGAAACGTTAGCGCATACCATTTGACCATATCTTTTCCTTTTTAAGTGGAGGGGCCGGATCAATAGGTTTTTCCCATCAACCCCCATCATCTCCGGCCCCATCCGGCTTGCGCAGGAATCGAGCTCCTTAGATATGAATGGGATGCTTGGAACATTTCCGAAATGCCCAAGAAGTCGTAGGGCGATCCTATCATCGGAGTCCTTCGCCCGAGTGCGTATCACGTTACCGTGCCGCGTCATCCCAACTCTGCTTATTGTCTCGAACATCAGCCATAGCCGCGCTCCTCCTCAGGAGGGTCGGCGAGCAGACCCAACGAGTGGTCGCGGTCTTGACCTGCACCTTGGAGCGGCCGATCTTGACGACGAAGCCGTCGTGGTCGGTGCCGGTCCTGCGGTCGGTGAACTTCACGCGGTCGCCCACGGAGAAGTTGAAGCGGGCCAGGGCGTTGGCGTGCCTGATGCGGGCGACGGCGGCGGCGTTGACGGCGCGGAGGTCGTCGACGTCTAGTCGGGCGAGGCCGGCGAATATGTCGGCGAGGTCAGCGTACTTGAGTTGATTTTCCATCGTCTCTAGATCTTATCACGGTTCGGGTTACTTGTCAATAAACCGGAGGTTGCACTCTGTCTGAGTGCAACTCAGGCTGCGGTACGTCCGTGGCGCCTGAACTGGACGCCGCCGAAGCGCGCTCGGTTGAACGCCTGCTTGGCGCTGCAGTCGGCTACGGACGCCGAGGCCATCCTAGCGGTAAGTCGGCCGTTGTAGGAGCACTCGGCGGCGTGTCTGCCGGCGGGGCAGGCGGTGACTCGTCTGGTCGCCAGGTAGTCGGCGACGAGGAAGCGCGCCTCTGTACGGAGCTCGAGCTTAGTCATTGAATATCGTCATCGTCAGGTCGCGCAGGCTCTTCGGCCACACGCAGACCAGGTGGTGAGCGACCAGGTCGCCCTCTCGGTCGTGCTCGTGAGCAGCGACGGCGAACACCGCCTCGCCCCCGGTCTTCTCGGAGACCACGGTGAGGCCCTCGTCGCAGGCGTCTGCGTAGACGGGTCCGAACACCGAGTGGTTCTGGCTCGAGTGCCACTCGAGGGTCGAGAGCTCGGTAACGAAGTGCCGAGAGCCCGACTTGTAGGTGAAGTGGCGCGAAGAGACGCGGTTTGGTCTGAGTACGTTTTCCATCGTACCTAGATCTTATCATAGAACTGAATATTAGTCAATCAACCCCCAGTTGCACTCGAGCGCAGTTGCAACCCGGCGACGGTCGAGTTGCACCGGTGCTCTGGTGCAACCGGCCGCCCCTCGATAAATACCTCATGACCAGACGCTACAGACTCACGCCCGGCGAAGAAGCAGCACGGAAGCGCTCCGAGCGCTCGCGCAAGTCTATGGAGACGCTGCGTGCTAAGGGATACTTCGAGAGCACCGCCAGGCACTTCCTGCCTCGTCTGTTCGGGGACGAGAATCCGGCGCGCCGGCACGACGTCCGAGTCCGACTGTCCCGCATAGCATCGGGTAGGACTATGGTAGTACTCCCGGACGGCCGGCGGACTTGGGGCCGGACTCGCGCATGGTTGAAAGCATGAGAGTGCCGAGTTTGCACTTTTGATGGCTAGCCGCTCAGTAGTTTAGCCAACCGCCTGATCTCCAGTTTCCACCGGATCATTTTTTGAGGGGCTACCCTGGCTAAGTGCACCGGTCCAGCGAGACTTCTCAGCAGCTCGCCGGGCTTTCTGTGTCGTGCTCATCTTTTGGCGCGTCGCGTCAGATACTATTCTTTTATGGTTCGCTACTTATCAGAACGGCTTGGCTGACGCGATCGCGCGCTCGAGTCGCCGCCTGACTTCCTCTGCCGATGCCTGTTTGGTCTCGGCGGCCGCTCAGACGGCGAACTGGTCCGGGGCGTGGCAGGTCGGGCAGGTCGCGCCGGCCTCTCCCTCCCACTCGTGGTCGCAGTAGGGGCAGTAGTACTGGGGCATCACGTCAGCTCCACCAACTCGAGGGTCATGTCGAACTTGTCGGGGGCGGTCTGGGCGTGGACGCAGATCACGGTCGGGGCGGCGTACGTGAGCCGGTAGTATGTCTCGGGAACGGCGTCGTGGTGTCCCTTGTATAGATCGAGCGCGCCGTATGCCTCTTTAGTCATCGTCTTCACTGAGTTTCTCCTATGGCCTAGTGCATGTCAAGGGTGGTACTGCTCGTCCGGCGCATCTGGGGCCTAGAGGCAGAGTTAGGATCACAGAAGTCGTTATAGAATGGGTATCGACTAGCCATGATTTTCCCTAAGTCTAGTAATTCTACTTTCGCTGGGCCTTTTGTTTGATCTGTTCTCGACGTCCTAGACTAATTTTCTGTTTGATTTCTTCTGAACGAGATCTACCTATAAGTGCTAGACGTATTTTTTGTCGGGTTTCTTTAGACGGAGACGGTCGATTTTTGAGGGCAAGAATGGTTTTCTTTCGATGTTCTTCAGATAATTTACGCCCCCCAGTGCTAAACTTATTTTATGTTTAGTTACTTCAGATAGATTCCAAGTACTGCCGGGCGCTATTCCATCTCCTGCCTCAGGTGTCAGATTGGCCCAGTCCAATGAGTTGACTACATCATGCTGTTTCGAGAGTTCTAGACCCCGCTTGCGTAGACTCTCTAAAGTTTCATGAATGCTATCAATTTCGGTATGAATGTCGTCGCCATGGACTCTGAGATGTTGATTCCAGTACTTACCTGAACCGTTGTATTTGAATGGGTCTTGGGATGTCTGACCGAGATACTTGAGTCCTGTCTGCCGGTGTGTCTTGATGTAAAGATGGTAGGGCATTGATCAATTTCCTTCCATCAGATATTTATAGACGGCGACTGATTCTGTTATCCTCTGCAGATAGTTACGCGTTTCAGAAATCGGTATCCTTTCTACCCAATCAGTCCTGTCTACCTTAGGATCCCTTGGGTCACCATAAGCTGCTATCCACTGCCTTACCCTAGTACGGCCAGCATTGTATCCGGCTGCGGTGAGCAGAAGGTCCCCCTTATATTCTGTTAAGAGGAACGAAAGCTCAGCTGCGCCCATCGCCATGTTGTACTGGGAATCGTTTACTAGTCTGTTCCAATCATAGATTACACGAGCACGTCTAGCAGTATCCTCTCCCGCAGCTGCCGTCACCTGCATCAAACCAACGGCCTTAGCAGTGCTGAGCACCTTTTGACTAAAATGTGACTCCGTTCGTGCGATGGCATATGTCAATTCAGGCGGGATTGGCTTGGCTATTGGAGTATACTGTGGCAAGCCAAACTGTGGAAATGCATATCTGTCGAACGATAAGCCACGGGAGTAGGCGCCCTTACCTAACAGCAGTAATGATCGACCGTCTCTGTTCTCGATTGCGAGTTTGCTTAGGGCGAGTAATCCGGCAGCATCTGACGAGGACTCGCCTAACTCAGCACAGATCATACTTACCACCTCAGGCTCATTGAGCTCATACAGCAGGCCGACTCCTTGCAGAACTTCACGCATTCCTATCGACGATTCCTTGTCTGGCCTAGGCAATGGAGGAACGGTCATCGGTAGACCTATGTAGGTCCGTGCTAATTGACCGTAATAGGTAGATGGATAAGCAGCAGCATCCTCGCGATACTTTCTGGCCATATCGAAGTTTAGGAGGGCGTCGGCGGTGCGCCCTAGCCAGTACCCGGCTCGTGCTAGTGCGTGGGGATTGACGGTGTCGCGGGCCATCCGGTCGAAGTGCGCCTCCGCGAGGCCTGGCGATCCGAGGTACCTCAGGGCTATCCAGCCGGCCGTGAAGTCCCAGTCGATCCGGTGGTTCTCTGCGCGCGGGGCAGGCGTGTCGACCGTCAGCTGGTAGGCTCCCCGATAGTCTCTGGCGTCCAGGAGCTCGCGCACCCTGAGCCGGCGCGCCACCCACGCGTCGATGACCGGCGCGGGAGGGCGCGTGCCCGATGCCCGGTACTCGAACAGTCTCCGGTGCGGCCAGTCAGGAGAGCCGATGAGGAACGCGCGAAAGCGCTCGGGTCGCGGTGCTACGGTGTCGGCGCGCAGGATCAGCCACTGAGCAAGTTTCCAGTACGTGGGGTCCTTGATCGGCTTGGCCGACGCGTCTGCGTCGTCTAGTCTGCCTGCGCGTACCGCAGCGATCACCGACTTCACCTGGTCAGCGTCTGATGCTCCCGCAGCAGTTACGGACAGGACGAGGAGCATGACGGCGGCGATGGTGCGCATGCACTATTTAGGACCGTACAGATCGGCCTGTTTGATCCAGGTAAGGAACGGACTGTCCGGGGGAACTACGACTCCGCTATCGACGCGAGACACCAGCTCTGTCAGGCAGCGCACGACGAGGTCGATGGAGTCGTTGCCGAAGCAGTAGTGCCCGAGCATGGCCAGGTGCTTCAGTGATTCGGTCGGTAGTACCTCCCATACATTGAAGTCGCGGACGTACAGGACGTCGGCCTCGAGTAGCTGCTTAGACGGAGTATATACCTCCTTTATCTGGTCAGACATCGGATTGAGCATGCAGCCCTTGATCGTCGAGAACAGGTGAGGAATGAACCCGAATCCCCGCAGGAAGACGTCAAGCTCGCCGAAGCACGGCTGGTTCTTGTAGAGGGGGACGAACGACACCTCGAGATGCACCGCGACGACGTCGCGTAGCTTACTTAGCCCTCCCTGCATGATGGCCAGCTCTGATCCCTGCACGTCCATCCGCAGCAGGTCCATGTTGACTATCTCCTCGACGTCGTCCAGCCGCTTTGTCTGGACGCCCTGTCGCCTCACCACCGACCCCCACGCCTCAAAGTTCTTGAACAGCTTGAGTCTGGCCGGATCCGGCTCCAGTAGGCTGGTCATGCCGGGCACGCTGCATACTTTTAGAACGGCAGAGCTACCGGTGCCTAGGCAGTAGGGCAGGTAGGTCTCGTGCGGTGTCTTCTTTGCGGTCAGCTCGGACAGGCCGTCTAGCTGCGGCTCGAACCCGATCACGTCGCAGTAGCCCTGCTGCAGCATGCCGGCATATACCGGCGCGCCATCGACGGGATGCGCCCCGACGTCGACGATAGACGTCAGTCGCTCTGGCTTGAGTACGTCAAACAGCTGGGTCATGCTTATACGGTTCCTTGTGTTCTTCTGCCTGGCGCTCTGCTTCCCAGTAGTCGCCCAGGGCGTAGTAGGTCCTCGGCCGGTGTCGCATCCTCCAGACCCAGCACAGCCAGACCACGCGAGGATACGAGCCGGTCATCTTTTCGCGGTCCCACTCCTCGGGCCCGTACAGTATGACGGGGCGCCAGGCGAACCAGCGCTTGTACTCGTCCTCGTTGCTGCGCTCAAAGATCATGCTGCGGATCGAGCTTGTCGAGTAAGAGGTTCAGCTCTTTGACGATGGTCTCTCCGCCTGTCTTGTCTGAAACGAGCGCGATGTGTCGCGTGCCGCAGGACCTGTGGAGTATGACGCCGTAGCACATAGATGCAGCATCGAACGACAGTTCGTAGTACGGCCGCGCGTTCTCGTCCTTGAAGATCCAGTAAAGTTCACGGACCAGGCCCGCGATGCCGAGGTTGGCATCCTCGGCACTCGCAGCAAGTCCAAACGGAATTTCTGCTATATCTCTGCGACGCTCCTTGATCTTCGTCGTTAGTCTCTTCAACAATCTATCTTCGTTCATTTGGGGTCCTCCCACTCCTTAGGCATCGGCGGTGCTGTCCACGGACCGGGCACCTTGTCATTCATGTGTCTGTGACAGGCGACCAGCTGGTCGTGGCGCCACTCCTTGACCAGCTTGTACCGGGGGTCAGAAAGACACTCGAAGAGCATGCGCTTGGCTTGCTCTTCGTCGATCTTCTCTTCATCCCTCGATATGGAGACAAAGGTGAGGTGCGCCTCTCCCTTCTCTGAGTACATCGCTTCGCAGTCGAGTAAGAACTGTATCTCGTCTAGTGTAGCAGTCATTTGATCCTCATGTAGCTGGCCTTGACATTCTTCTTTTCCTTGACGCGGAACCCGGACGCGAGCAGCATCTCCTCGATCCGGGCGTGGTCGTACATCCATACGTCGTCGTACACGAACACGGTCCCGAGTACTGACCGGTCGATAAAGAACTGGGTCTCGGCGACGACGCTCGGGTTGTCGTGCGGGCCGTCGAAGAACACCAGGGCGTACTCGTTGACTATCCTCTTGACCTCGTCGTACACAGGCACTCCGTCTGCGTAGCGCGCGAAGAACTCGGTGTCCTCGAGACAGAAGAACGTGAAGTTCAGGCCGGCCTTGTAGGCGCAGTAATACAGAGACGGGACGCACCAGTTTCGCATCGCGTTGGTGAAGCCGGGCTTGATCGGGGCTACGATATCTGTAGACTTCGGGTCGCCCTCGAGCTTCACGTCGGGATAGTGCTCGGACAGGTTGAGGTTGGTGCAGAGGACGTCGATGTTTCCGTAGGGGTCGATGCAGAACATGGGACGGTTGGCGTCGCCGTTCTGTTCGAGGGCGTCGATGATCATCTTGGCCGAGCCGCCCTGCCTGCTGCCTATCTCTACGACGGCGCCCGGGACACCCCTGATAGATTTGGCTGCCTCGATCAGCACCTCGTACTCGGAAGAGTCTGTGGTGAAGACTTCGGAGTCTGCCAGCCTGATCACGGTCATGCGTTTCTCCTGAGTATCACGGCGGCCTTGTTGAGCGAGGCGCCAAGGCACTCGTAGTCGAACGCGGTGTCGTTCAAGAACTCAGAGAAGGCCCTGGCCTCGTGGTTCTCCCATCCTGAATAGTCCACGAGCTCATCGAACGCGAGGACCGTGCCGTCGACGAAGCGCGGCGCGAGCTGAGTGAGGACGTAGCGGGTAGACGAGTACAGGTCGCAGTCGATGTGAACGAACGAGACGGTCTCTCCGAGGTGCTGGACGAGCCAGCCGGGCAGCGAATCTTGAAACCGGCCGACGACCAACTCTACGTTCTTTGGCAGGTCCTCGGGGATGCTACACGCGAACGTGCCTGCTTCGGCCATGGCCTCCCACTTCTCTGGCAGTCCCAAGAACGAGTCAAACCCGTACAGGGTACGAGTAGGCAGCAGGGCAGCGAGTTCCTTGGTCGTATAGCCGCGCGCCACGCCGAACTCGAGGACGAGTCCGGGGATGATCTTATCGAGGCACGCCTCAAAGCCATAGCTTTTAGTCGCTGCCTTTATCCTATCCTTCACCGTCTGTACCGTATTGATGGTCACGCGTACAGACTCCTGAGTCGTTCCTGGATCCTTTGCCACAGGGTCGACGTCGACTGGTGATAGCCGACATCGACTTGATACGCATAGGGTCCCTCTGGTCGATATGCCGGGTAGTCCGTGGGCCTGTAGTCCATGAACTCCTTCCAGAGTCCCTTGCTCTCGATGAAGTGATTGCGGTCGGCGACCCAGCGCACGAGTCGCAGGTTCCTGAGTTTCTCTACCCGGAGTTCTTCTTTGAGTTCTTCGATCACTGGGACATTATATCACTAGGAGCGGGCGGTGTCAACCGGCATTGACTCGGGTGTGACTACCTGGTCTTGATCGGCTTTGGAGGCAACTGCTGCGGACGGCTCGGGGCCTTCCTGGATACGGTGATGCTAGACGTCCTGGACGACGCCCGTGCTGTCGTGATCTTGCTCGTTAGCGATGGCCTGCGCATCCTATTTCTTCCTTGCTAGTGCTCGTGCTGCTGCCTGGAGCCCCCGGCGCCGGTTGTCGCCCTTCAGCCACATCTCAAAGGAGCCGGCGTTAGACATGCCCGGATTCCTGTTCTCTCGGTTCTTCCGATTGACCTCTCGCCGAACCAGTCCTGGCAGCTGGTTAGAGGCCTTGTCGACGTAAGAGATCAGGGTGCCGGTTTTTAGTTCGTTGATGACTTCTGAGAATCGCTTCATCAGAGACCGCCGCTCCTTGCATACATCCGAGACTGGCGGAGGGCTGCGTTCTTCTTCTTTCGCTTGAGCTCCGCGGCCCGCTCGGCCGGCGACATCCTGCGGCCGTAGCCAGGCTTCTGCTGCGCCTTGATGTGCGCTTGTTCCTTCTTAGTGAGTTCGTTAAGGATCTCTGATAGGTGCTTCAAGACGTGCTCTCCGACTGCCCCCTATTTATCGGTCGCGTTGATCAGTGAGCGGACGCGCTCGTCCCTGTCCCTGCCGCTCCTGCCCCCGAACACGGCGACGTACAGTCCCTTGGCGGCTCCGACGAAGTTGAAGCCGGATGCGCGGACGTACCCGGTCTTGCCAGATATGCCCGAGGCGAGCAGCCTGTTGTGGGTCTCGATGATGCGCCCGCGAAAGACGAACGACCTCACGCTGAACGACTCGTAGTACTTGGGGAACTGCTGCTTGAGGGAGGTCAGTAGGATGAGCTGCTCCCGTGCCGTGGTCCACTGCTCCGAGTCGGGCAGGCCGGAGGCGTTCTTGTATCGGGTGTTGGGCATGCCCAGGTCGCTGGCCTTTACCGTCATCAGGTAGGCGAAGTACTTCTCGTCTCCCCCGATCCGCTCTGCGACCGCCGTCGCCACGTCGTTGGCCGAGCGGGTGACTATCGCCTTGATGGCGGTGTCGACCGTTATCTTGTCGCCAGGCTTGAGCCAGAGCTTGGACGGAGCAGCAGCTGCTGCGTGGGCCGACATGGTCAGCTCGTCGCTCAGCTTGATGTCGCCTCGGTCCAGGGCCTCGAACAGCAGGTAGAGGGTCATGACTTTGGTAAGGGAGGCGGGGTGCCGCAGCTCGTCGGCCGCGACGTTCTTGAGTACCTTACCGTCCTCAGTAGCGACTAGGGCCGAGTAGGGAGGAGAGTACGCGCGCTCGCGCGCCCTCTTGTGTCCCCTTGCATCGGCGTCACTGACTGCGTAGCCGAGCAGCATCAGTCCGAGGACAGCGATCCCGAGCCACTTGAGGAGGGCCTCGTCCATTACTCATATTCTTCTTTTGGATGTTGGTGATTATCGAATAGACGATTGCGCAAGTGCTGTACTTCCTCGCGACTGTAGCCGTGCTTGGTCGACATGATCTTGCCGAGGGCGTCTACACCGAGGTAGGCATCGAGTGCAAACAAAAGAAAGTTAGCCTCTAGTCCGGTTATCCACATCATGCTATACAGACCCAGCGAGTCTTGAGGGACCCGAGCTGTCGCATCGCGCCCCTAGACAGGTCGAGGGCGTATCCCCTCACGAACGGGCCGCGGTCGTTGATCCGCACGGTGACCGATCGGCCGGTGTCTGGCGCGTGGACGGTCAGGCGGGTGCCGAACGGCAGGGTCTTGTGCGCCGCGGTGACGCCGTCGGGACGGAACGCCTCGCCAGACGCCGTCCTTCTTCCCGAGTCATAGTAGGTGGCAGCGACTGCGTTGCAGCCGCCCGGCCGGTGCGAGTGAGCTAGGAACCATGCGTGTCCCTTGGCCTCAGCGGCTCCGATAGAAAAGAGTAGTGCTGCAGCAGCGAGTAAGTACTTCAAGGTAGTTCTCCGATGTTGATTATTTAGGGGTGGCTGACCGACGTGGTCTGGTGGCTGAGCCTGTTGTACTGTCTGTAGTACACGTGCTCCATGAAGAAGAGGCCCGCCAGTATCGCTATGATCAGAATGAGCACCAGGCCCTCGACCCTATTCTTCATCTCGCGTCTCGATGTCTACGACCTTGAGCTCGTACTCGTCCACCGTGTGCTCGTGCGGATAGCCGAGGGGGTGGACGACGACTCGGGTCTCTTCGTGCACGAAGTCGAACTGGTCGTGCGTGTGTCCGGCCACCCACAGCTGTGGCTTCTTCTTAAGGGTCTTGTACCAGTCTGCCATGTCGTTGACGAAGTAGCGGTTGAGCCGGCGAGTAGACTTGTCTCTGGCCTGCGCGAAGCGCGGGTGCGTCGCCTCCTTGAACGGAGGGAAGTGGGTCATGATCACGTCTGCGCCCGAGTTGGCCAGGAAGTACCTGGCAGCGTCGTGCTCGGCGATCATGTCCTCGGGCCTGAGCTTGCTGATCAGACGAAAGTCGGTGATGAACCGGTACGCGGCGTCGGCGTTCTTGCCGGCCTCGTCCATCGACTCTGTATCCATCCTGAAGTTGGTCCACAGGGTGGCCCACGCAAGCTTGATGCCGTTGATCTCGGTGGACCCCATGTCGCGCGTGAGGCTGCTCCTGTAGTAGTCATGGTTGCCCATTACGAAGTATGTGGGCCGGAGCGTCTCTCCGTAGAACCGCGCGCGCTCTTCTTTGTTGGGGTGCAGGTCGCCCGCGTTCAGGACTACAACTGCGTCAGACGCGTTGATCTTCCTGAGCAGCTCGTTGCGCCCCTCGGGGCTGCGGTGCTCGAGGTGTAGGTCGCTTACTATTCCAAACTTCATGTTATCAGCGCTTTTATCTCTTCTTCGATCGCAAGGACCAGCTGGTGCCGCATGTCCTGGAGCCGGTCGAGGACTATGGTGGTGTCCATCGTGGACCGTTGGTAGTACTCGACCTCGTCGAGTATCGCAGCGAAGATGCTCTCGGCCCAGTCCGACGGGTCTACGTCTATGTCAGTCACGGCAGAACTCCCTTACTTTAGATAAATAACTCTACCATGTCTATTTACCTCTATATCAAAAAGCATAAGATCACAGGTCTCAAATACTTTGGGAAGACCACGCAAGATCCGTATTGGTATCGAGGTTCTGGTACTCGTTGGAATAATCATCTCAAGAAACATGGTAACTTAGTAGAGACAACAGTCATCGGAAGTTTTTCCGACAGCGATGCGCTACAATCGGCGGCTCTAGAATTTTCACTTAAGCACAACATCGCTGAGTCTCCAGAATGGGCAAACCTCATTCATGAAAATGGAAGAGATGGTCTTACACCAGGATTTAAGCACTCCTCGACAACTCGCAAAAAGATATCTGCTTCTCATATTGGGGTTGCGAAGAGTAAAGAACACGCGAAGCATATCTCTGAAGGACTTTGTGGAAAGAAACTCAGTAATAATCACAAGCAAAAACTGAAGGAAGCTTGGGCAAGATGGCGCCAAAATGGTGGTCGAATTGTTCGTCATAGTCCTAAATTGTCTGAACAGCATCGAAAGAACATTGCAGAAGGTGTTAAGGCCGCACTGCTCAAGAAGAAAACCATTGCTTGACGCGGTCTAAAACTGTTTTAGGTGTAACTTCTTTATTTGGGTTAAGTGGTTCGATCCATTCTATTTCACGAGAATAGTTCTTACGGCACTCGACATCGAACGATTCTTTATAGAGTCTATGGGTATAGACGCCCGGAAACCACATATGTCTAGGGATACCCTGGTCGCAGAGTGCGCACTTGGTCATCGGGGCAGCAACACCAGTAGCACGAGGGCGAATCCGATCATCTCATACATCTTTACTGGCTCCGTCGGCGTGGTCTGGCCCGCGCGATACCCGGGCGTTCTTGCCCTCCTCGATCAGAACGTCGCGGCGCTTCTTTGCGTCTGCCTTCCTCTCGAAGTACTCGTGGTAGTGCTCTTGGCCTACCCGTATCTCAAAAAGCCTCTTCATTGGTTCCTCCAAGGCGCTAGTAGTTAGGCAGCGACCGGCTTGACTGACTGAATGAGCTGATCGAGTCGGTGCACGTTCTTCATGTTGTAGAGAGCGACCTTCTCGGTAGAGCCCATCCGATACCTGCCCTGTGTGTTGACCCCGATATTGAACGTGAAGTCCTTCTCAGTGATGCGCCACACCTTGCCGGTCCGGATGCCGTACTGATCTGAGGCCCAAGCGATTAAGTCGCCTATGCTGATCGCCCCGTTCCTCACGGGAATGCTTAAGCGCGTGCCTGTAGTCATATCCTAGAACTCCTGTATCCCTTGGTTGCGTGTAGGAAGTATTCTCGCTTCTCGTCCTTGCAAGATGCGACGGTGCGCCGGTTCGGCGCGCCCTTCCTGAGCGCGCGCCGGACCGTGAGTACCTCTCCGGTACGCTGGTCCTTGACCTTGTTAGATCGGAGGGTCATCACTAGCGGCAGTTGGGGCCGCTGGTGGCGGTGTCGTCGGGTGGTACTGCCGGTCACAGCGAGTTCCGCAGGTCGGCGAGCCACTGGTTGCGGCCGAGCGCCCGGTCACGCTCCTTGTCCCGCTCCTTCGTATAGTACTCGACGTCACGCTCGAGGCGCTTCTGTTCCTTGTCCGCCCACTCCTGTCCGGATAGCTTGGGCACTGGATCTGGCTGGTAGCTGCTGGACCTCGAGATCCTGAGCTGGTCGAGCATGAAGGTCTTGAGACTCTGGTGATCGGGCGTCGGCGGCTTCCATCCCTGGACCTTCTTCGCCATCTCGTCCAGGCGCAGGGTCTCTACCTGCCAGTCGAGGTACGCCTTCTCGTGTTCGGCCTTCCTCTTGTTGTACTCTTTTTCGGCCCGGGCGCAGGCCATGCCATGCCCCTCGCGCTTGAGTCTTGCGAGTTCGTCCTTGGTCTCGCGGAGCCTGTCGCTGTAGTAAGGATCGGCCTCGATCCGGTCGGGGATCGGCGCGTCCGAGGACTCGTCGCGCATGCTGATCAGAGCGCCGAAGGCACGCGCACAGTTGAGTGCGTAGTCCCTGAGGGTAGTTATCTTCCCCTCGCATACTGGGTAGGTATATCCTGTAGGCACGTCAGTCCATCCTAAGCTGACAGGGTCAGCTTTCTAAGTTGTCGAAATATCGGACCCTCTTGCTTGTTCTCCGGCAATCGGTCGTCACGCCCGGCGCCGAGGTACAGACCCTCGCCGTCGGCCATCTTGAAAGCCTGCCGAAGCAGGCTCTCGATCTTCAGCAGTCGTCTAAGCTCGTTGATCTTGCGTAGACGACTTACCTCACGCGGCGTTGGCAAGTTCCACCGCCTTCTCTAGACTGCGGACCTTGAGCTTGCGCGCTCCGCCGTACCAGGCGTTGGTCAGCCGGGCGTCGTCGGTGCGACCCATCTCGTGGTCGGTGAGGAAGGTCACCGCGTTGTACATGTTCCAGAAGGTGCCCGGGGCGTACTCGGCGCCCGGCTGGGTCTCGACGATGTCCATCGCCATCTTGGCCATGCGACTCGCGTCGAGTTTCTTCTCTTCCTTGCGGGTGCTGTTCGGGAACATCTCCATGAAGTACTCGCTCGCGGTCTGCTCCTTGTACTTTTTGGAGCCTAAGAACTTGGCGACTTCCTTGTACTTCGCCAGCTTCTCCTTGGCCACGCCCAGCGTCTCCTTGACCTCGTCGGCCACGAACTCGCGTCGGTGTGACACTCGGACGACCTTGTCGCCCTTGGATGCCAGGCTCAGGGCCAGGGTGTTGGCGCAGACGACGCGCACCGGGGTGAACCGGATGTCGGTCGCGAAGCCGTACTTGTGGTAGTTGGTGAAGAGCAGGTAGGCGTCGATCTTGTCCCGGTTGCGGAACAGCTCGAACGACTCCTTCATCTTTGCGAGGCCCCAGACGATCTTGCCGTCCTGGAGGGAGCCCGCGGTGTGCATGTCGCAGTCGCCGGCGCGAGAGAACACGTCGAAGAACTCGAACGCGTCCTTGTTCTGGACCGAGTTCCAGTCCGGGGTGACCACGTCGAGGACCCTGCCGTCCGACTTGCGAACGAGCGCCTCTCGGCCCACCGCGATCTTCTTGCCCTCGTAGATAGCAAAGGCCGGGACCTTCTCGACTTCCCAGTCGAGGTGCGCGGCCTTTAACATTTGGGTCGGCGTTAGATCACTCGGGACCTTGTACCCGAGTCCGTGCCAGGGTACGTCCCCGGCCCACGCCATTGCGTAGGTGCCGTCTTCCAAGCGCTCGATTGCGTGACTCATGTGTGTTCCTTTGTCTGTGTTAAACTCATAAGTAGATTATATACTTATGGTGCTTATTAGTCAACCAGTACCTTCTCAGGTAAGGATCTCGTGTCCGTCTTGGGTGACTAGTATCGTGTGCTCGAACTGTGCCGCCAGGCAGCGGTCCAGGGTCTGTACCGTCCAGTTGTCCTCGAGAATCTTGGTCGCGGTGCTTCCCGAGACGATGATCGGCTCTACGGTGACTACCATGCCCGGGACCAGGATGTCCCCGGTGCCCATGCGTCCCCAGTTCGGCATCGACGGACCCATGTGAAGGCGCTTTCCGATGCCGTGTCCCGTGAACTCGCGCAGCAGCTGGTGCTCGTGGTACTTGACGTACGACTCGATCTCGTGTCCTATGCTCCCGGTCCAGGCGCCTGGCTTGACGTGGTTGATCCCGGTTCGCGTCGCGCCCTCGGCCACCTGAAGCAGCTTGTCGGCCGTCGGAGTGCCTCGCCCGACGATGACGGTAGTGCAGGTGTCCCCGTGGTACCCGTCAAACTTGAGAGACACGTCGAGCTTGACTACGTCCCCCGAAGCGAACGGCCGGTCGGTGGGCACGCCGTGACAGCAGGCGTCGTTTACTGATATGCAGACGTACGAGGGAAAACCGTGGTAGCCCTTGAGGGCGTTCTTCACCCCGTGCTTGATTCCCCATTCTCTAGTAAATTCGTTCAGCTCGAGGGGCGTCTTGCCGAGCTTGACCCTCTTGGCCAGAGTATCGCGCAGCTTGGCCGACAGGCGACACGCCTCGCGGAGCGCCTCGAGCTCGGCCTTGCCGGTCACTATAGAGTTCTGCTTAGTCATCCCCTGTACTGCCTGTATATGTCTTTTTCAGTCGCGTACGCTTCCTTCTCCCACGGAGTGAGCATGTACTTGACGTTCTCGATAAGCTCTAGCATCATCTTCTTGGTGTTGGCGTCAGCTAGGGCGCCGATCACTTCTCCCGGGCGCAGTCCCAGCTCGTGCAGTCTCTTGAGGACCTCGGCCCTTCGCGTGCGCGGTGCGTAGCGCTTCCTCTTCCATCGTCGTCCAGTAGAGCAGATCACTAGTCTACCGGTCGCTAGCTGCTCGACGTGGCGCATCTCGTGGGCCAGAGACAGCAGCGTCTTCTTCTTAGAGCCACGTCGCGCCATAGTTATCTCGAAGTCGCGCGCCGGCCCTTCGCCTGATATATTGGCAACGACCGCGTCGCCCGGGTAGATTCTTTCGAAGTCTACGTCTACCTGGAGGTCGTCGAGTACCCGCGGCTTCATTAAGTACTCTGCATAGGCCGTCACCGCCTTCTTGATGACACCGGCGGGAACGGTATCATGCCTGCCGTAGACGTTGACTATCATTGCCATTGCCACCCGAGTTTCTTACGAGTAAGCGCGCCGAGGTACATCCCGAGCATGATGAATAGGATAAGATAGGCGTTTGCGATGATTGCGGTCACTCGCCGTCTCGCCTGTCCCACAACTCACCAAAGACTGTATTAAAGATAGCTATAGCTACGATGAGCACATAGAACAAGACGGTGAATGTGCTCATCGAGACCAGCCACACCGGTGCGCTGACCGGTATCGTGAGGGCGAACGCACGCCGGCACCACAGGTTCCACTTCGTCGGGTGCCACATGACCCACAAGAAGTAGGGCAGGGAACTGTAGGCGTAGTCAGGATCTTGGGTCATCTGTATCTTTCTGGCTCCTCCACGAAGATGTCCGTCACCTGCTCGCGGTAGGCGTCCGTCTTCTTAGCGAACACCTGCGGCCTGTCGTTCTCGGTGATGATGAGAACGACTATGTGCGGCACCTCGATGCGCATGCGCTCCTCTGCCATCATCGCGTAGCATGCGGCCTGTAAGAAGTAGGCGAGGATGTGCTCTTCCTTCTTGGGCACGTCTGAACGCGTGGTCTTGAAGTCGATGATCGCGTTGGTGCCCTCCCACTGGCCGATCACGTCGGCCCTGCCGGCCGTGAACAGCGAGTGAGAGTACAGGGCGTGCTCGACGCCGTACACCCTCTCTAGACTCTGGTCCAGCAGGGGCTGGACTCGCTTGAACGACGCCAGGGTCGTCGGCATCGCCTTCTTGCGTGGCCGGTTCAGGATGTAGTCCTCGCACATCGCATGGAGGGCCGAGCCCTTGGCGAGGGCCTGCTGCGAGACGTGCCTCGCCTCTTCCAGACCGACCCGCTTCTTCCAGTCTTCGAGTCCCTGCTGGACCCCGAAGTGTCTGCCGAGGCGGGTAGTTACTGAGTAGTACGTGCGGGTGTCCTTGCCTATGCCGGTCGGCACCACGTAGACGCGGCCCGACGGCGTGTCTGCCACCTCTAGCTTCGGCGAGGGTACCAGTTCTAGCTTAAAGCTCATATCCCTGCTCTTCCTGCGCTATCAGCTCTTCGCGCAGCTCTTTAGATGTAGCGTCGTCGGCTACGCGCAGGACGAAGTCTACGTCCTCGAGTCTGAAGTCTTCGTCCTCAGAGAGCTCGATGTATAGGTCGTCTAGAGCGGCCTCCTTGATCGGATTGGCGTACCAGACCATGTGGAGGACGTGTACTCGACCCTCGCGGTTGTCCCAGGTCTTTGCCTCTTCTCGAGGGATCGCTACGACCACGTGCTTCATCGTGTCGCGGGGCAGGGTATTGGTATAGACAGAGTCTTCAGACTTCATATCACACTCACGTCCTCGATTTGCCAGCACTTTCGCTTACAGTAGTCTTCGACTTCGCGAAGCGTTCAACGCTGCTCTCGCATGTACTTTATGATCGGACCGGCGCGAACTACGACGCCGTCTTCATCGAGCACCAGGCCAGCCACGAAGTGCGGCGCGAGTACCCTGTATAGGGAGGTCATCGCGTGTTGACGGTCCCCAGCGGATGCGCCTGCTTTACCTTCTGCAGCACCTCCTTGAAGCCCTGGTCGATGCGACCCATTCCCCGACCCGAGTGAATGAGCGGCGTCCCGGCCATCCAGTTGAGGTGGGGGTTCTTCTTCTCGTGTGCCTCGGCCTCAGCGATGCTGCCATCGAAGACCTCGTACTCCTCGGTCTTCTTGTTATAGAACGTAAACTTAGTCATTTCTGCTTCTTTGCTTCTCGCTCTTCAGCGCGCTGTAGCCATCGAGAGGTATAGTTGTTTGCCATCCTCTCCTTTTCGTCCTTGATAGATAACTTGGGTTTCGTGTCGTGTCTGACTCGCTCCCAGTCAATCCGGCGACTCATCGTCTTATCCTAGGCGGGCCGACCTGAAAGTCCTCCTCAGCCGGCTCGGTGACCTCGCGCTTGCGGCGCTTGTCCCTCAGTTCTTGCTCGCGTCGTATCCTGTACTCAAAGTCCTCTTCTTCCCAGAGGTCGTCCTTACGCCTGTGCCGTGACTTCGACATCTTTCTTCTTCGCTTCCTTCTGTTTCTCGGTCCACAGGCCCGGGAAGGCCTCCAGCACGAGAGCCTTGGTAATGTTCTTGTACGGTAGCTTCTTCTCCTTGACCGCGAGCATGAGCTCGGCGTCTGCGGGAGTCAGGGCCTCGAGTAACTGAACGAACAGCTGCTCCTGGCGCAGCGGCTTGAGCTTGACGGGGTTCGCCCCCTTGATGAAGAGGTACATGCGTCGCCACTCGGAGTACAGCATGCCCTCCTGGTCGTCGAAGGGGTTCTTCTTGAACGGGGGAGAGCCCTTGGGCAGGTCCCACACGACGGCGGGATCGAACGCCGCCTTCAGCACGTTCAGGAGGGTCACTCCGCACTGCTGCGGCTGTGCCGCAACACGCAGGGCCGTGATCCGCTCGCTCTTGTCTGGCTCCGCAGCTATCTGGCCGAGGGCCTCAGCTATTCCTCGCTTCATTAAAAGTCTCCGAGTAGTTCGGTTAAGTTCTTCAGACGGTGCTTCATAAAGTATGGGAAGATCTTGTCGCGTCCCTTGCCGGCCTGCGCCTCGTACTGGTCTATGACCTCGTCCTTTAGGCGCTGTGGCGTGTAGCTCAGGTCGATCATAGTCCGGTTGCGCTCTACGTTGCGGTCCATCAAGGTAGAGTCTAGAAGTTGCTTGAGCTTCTTGGCCGTCAAGGGCGTCTGACGCTTCTCGGGGTTAACGAACGTGTCGTCGTCTGACAGTACATTGGGTACGCCGTCGCCGACGTCTCCTCGCATGACGTGTTCCCGCAGGTACCCGCGGGGGTCGCTCTCGGTTATCCACTTCTTGCGCGTCGGGTCATACTGAGAGACGTTGCCGTATTTCTGCAGCTGCCTGAAGTCCTTGTCGCCAGAGACGATCAAGATGCTCTCTCCGAAGGCCATGTCGCTCTCGTTGCCGAACTGCTCGCAGAGGGTACCGATGACGTCGTCCGCCTCGCAGCCGTCGACGTGGATGACCCGGTACGGGAAGTTGTCTCGCAGCTCCTCGCGCAGCTGGGCCAGGGTGTCGAATATCATGCCCCAGTCCATCTCGGACTTGGCCCTTCCAGACTTGCGCGAGGCCTTGTACTGGGGAAATATGTCCTTCCGCCATGAGTGGCGGTTGTCGGTAGCGACGACCATCTCGCCGTACTCGCCCCCGAACTTCTTGCGGATGGACCGCAGGGAGTTGAGGATAAGGTGCCGGAGCATGTCGGGCTGCAGCTGGGCGTTCGTGTGCTGGCCAAGCTGAGCCATGAGGTTCGCGATAGCGATCTGCTGTAGGTCGATGATTAGCATGATGTAGCGAGGACGATCAGGTCGCCTTCGGCTCCGCGTTTGCAGTCATAGGAACTTGAGTAACCTTGACCTTGTCGGTAAAGTACATCGTGCCCTCGTCGTCGGTCCTGAACATCATCTCGGCGAGCGGCTGCAGGGCGTGCTTCAGTCCGTTCTTCTTCAAGACGTAGGAGCGGACCGCCTCGATCATGAACGCCGAGTGCTTTGCGTCTGCCTCTATGCCGGTCGGATCGTTGGGATTGAAGACGTCGGCAGCTTCGAGGTGGATGAGCAGGTACGGAACTACGTCGCGCATGACCAGGTCGGAGTGGACCTGTCTGATCTTCTCGACGCTGTCGGTGACGTCCTTCATCGTGTTGGGACGAGAGTACGTACCCGGGAACTGGATCACGTTGCTGCTTGGCTCTGTCATCCTCTTATTTATCCTAGGAAAGAGGATGACGTTAGTCTTTTCTATCATGTAGCTATCTTATCATAAGATGGAATGCTTGTCAACCTAGACCTCTTGGGCGAAGCTGCCCTCCTGAGTAAATTTGAAGTCGTACGGCAGGCAGGGATGCTGTCCAACGACTGCGTCGAGCACGTCCCTGCGCTTCTCCGGCGGTGCATAGAACAAGAAGAAGCCACCGCCGCCGGCGCCCAGGAGCTTGCCGCCGATCGCGCCCGCCTCCCGCGCGTCGCGGTAGATGCGATCGAGGTAGTCGTCGGTCATTCCCGAGACGATGTTCTTCTTGTCCTCCCACGCCTCGTGCAGCAGCTCTCCGAACCAGTCGTACTGGCCAGACTCAAGGAACTGCTTCGCTTTGTAGGCGCGGTCCCTGTTCTTGCGGACGAGCATCATCTTTGCCGGATCGCGCGCGATCTCTTCGCTCTGTCGCTGGAGGATGTCGTTCGCGGATCGCGACCGGCCGCTGTATACCAAGATCAGCTTGTCCTCGATGTCAGACATCGCAGCAGTCAGGGCCGGGCTGCTGAGCACTTCTACGAAGGCATACTCGCCCTCGGGCTGGAACGCGAAGAGGTTGGCACCGCCGATCGCTGCCGCGTACTGGTCTTGTCGTCCTATAGGATAGCCGCACCTGTTGATCTCGACGTCGCAGGCCATCTCGGCAAGTCTAAAGGCGTCCATGTCTGTCTCGCCGACGCCGAGGGTAAGCGCGTTGAGCAGGCCGACCGTGAACGCAGAGGAGGAGCCCAGGCCGGCGCCGTACGGCCGGACGTCGGCGATAGACGAGATCGTTATCTCGCTCCCGAGGCCGAGCAGTCGCAGGGACTCCCGGATGATCTTGTTCTGGAGCTGGTCGACGTGGTTGGCGTCGTCGACGGTGTCGTGCATCGTCCGTATGCCGGTGTGGGGCGTATGGTTCACCGATACGTAGATGTACTTGTCGATCGTGCAGGAGAGGGCAGCGCCGTGCTCGTGCTTGTAGAACGACTCGATGTCAGAGCCGCCCGAGAAGAAGGATATGCGGAGGGGCGTCTTGCTGGTTATCACGCGCCGGTCCTGACTGTGAACATCGGTCCCGCGACCCTCCGCGACTCCTCGGTGGGATACCGGAGGAGCAGCTCGTGCAGCATCTTCTCCCACCTCAGCTTGATCGTGCCCAGGTCGTACCGGGTGTCGACGTAGCTCTTGTTGAACGCCAGTCGGTTGTTGATCGCGTCCCGGCGCTTCTCGTCTGCGAGCAGCAGGACGGTGCTGCCGAGGACCCGCATGAACTCTTCGGCGTGCTTCTGTCGGTCTGCGTCGCCGGCGTACATGAAGTTGAGGCTGCCCGAGGTGTCAGGCAGGGCCGCGTAGTTGGGGTGGACGACTACCATGCCGGCGCTCATCGCCTCGAGCATCACCCGACAACTGGTCTCTGGCCAGACACAGGGGTACGCCAAGACGTGGTAGTCCTTTAGGCGCTGCTTGAGCTCGGCGTGGGGCGTGAACCCGTGGTAGGTCATGTTCGGGTGCGCGCGGATTCGTTCGTACAGTGGCTCGAACGCCCGGTCGCGCTCCTCCCATCCGTATATCTTGAAGCTGGAATGGACGTGCAGGTGCAGCCGATGGCTTGACAGCTGCTTGTCGAGCTCCTCGAACACCGGAACCAGGATGTCAAGGCCGCGCTGGGGCGTGGAGCCGTAGTACAGGTTGACGACGTCCCTCGGTTTGGCAGCGAAGTCGACGACGCTTGCCTCTATAGCAGACTCGAGGACGGTAGACCACTGGCTGTACGGAACGCCCAGGACGGACATGAACTGTTGGTACTGCCAGTTAGAGATGAAGACCGACCTGTGGAACCGACCGCGCTGGTCCGGATCGGCCATCCACTTACACTCGGGATCGTGCGGCAGGTCGTGGGCCCAATATACTCTAATCTTCTTTTCGTTCAGTTCACGAACTCGTGAATTGACGATCTGGAAGTGGGAGAGCAACTCGGTGTCGAGGATAGACTCCAACTTGCGCTTGGCTATCTCAGTGCCGCCGTTGGCATTGATGGAGACTTCGTTTTCTTCAAATGCTGTCATGGTTCCTCTTATCTAAACCTTCCGGCCATGTCTAGCCAGTCATCACGCCAGATGGAGTGGGCTGGTGTATGCTGCCGATAGGGGTTGTCGGACAGTTGAAACCCCTGCTCCTTAGCGATCATGCCATCGGTGGGCACGGGCGGCTTTAGTTTGAATAGTTTTTTGATTCGTTCCCAGATCATGCTTTCTCTCTGTTGTGCTCTGCCCAGATTATCCGCTCACGCAGTTCTGAAGTACTCCAGTCATGAAGACGCTCAAGATAAACCGTGGTGATGTTGTGGAGGTCACAGAACTCGAAGTGAAGATCGTCGACTGCGTGATCGGCGCCCACGAAACGAATGTCGATGTCATGAACTAACATGATATTTTTGAGATCATGTTCGGTGTCATAGGGCACGATACCATCGATGAACTTACAAGCTATGAGTTGAAGATATCGTTCGTGGGTAGTCTGGATCGGCTTGTTCTTGAAGGGACGGTCGATCATGGGGTCCGTGTGGAGTCCAACGACTAAAAAATCGCATCGTCCCTTGGCCTGACGCAGATGGTCGAGATGACCAGGATGAAGTAGGTCGAACGCGCCGGCACAGAGGCCGACGCGTCCAAATTTATGTTCGGGGGGCTCTTTATCATCAGTCATAATATAAAAGACTTTCAGATTTGTTGAAGTTTTAGTGCGGCTTTTCTTGCATGCCCAAGAAGTGCAGAACGTCTATTGCGCTCCGAGATGTTTGGATCTGCCTTTTGTTTAGCGCTGACTTGGCGTTTGAATTCTTCAGATTTGGGTTTGCCCTTAGCACTATCACTCATTTTCTTTCGAGTTTCCTTACTAAAGACTCGCTTCTTCATAAGACCACTCATGTATCTCTTGTATTCTTCGGTATGTGGACCGCTGCCGTCACCGCCCTTGGTCATGTTATATCCTTGGCCGAAGGTATTAAGAACAAGAATGAGGCGTTCTTCGAAGAGTTTAGCCAACTCTAGAGTAGGTGCAGTGCTTATCCATTTTATACGGAAGTTTTCTGGCCCATATTTTCTAATTGCCTGAGATAACCGTCGTTTCACTGGGGTCTTAGCAAGATAAACATGCTCACTCCACCGTTGTTCCGGTGTCTTTACAGTGTAACCAACGTAGCCCTTGTTGTTGACTACGTTGGTTATCAGATAAACGGTGTATGGTCTAAGCGGCTCGATAGACAACATTCACCTTCATGGTTCCTGGATGGAAGAAGTTTTCGATCACGGTCTTGACGGTCTCGATGTCAAACTCCTTACAGGAATGTACTGATATATATGCATCACCAGTAGCATCCACGAAGTGCCCATCAACTAGAGAGGTCTCGATCATTTGACACGCCGTATAACCGCCTTTAGCGGGGTCATGCGTAGCAAAGTGCTCGAGAATTGGAGGACCATAGGCCTTCATATCGATCTTTTCTACGAGGTCCTTGAGGAAGGCCTCAATAGTCTCTTTGCTTTTGACTGCATCTCTATTGCAGTTGCCGCAGTCAATCAGGACATGCTTGCCCCAGTAGTTCTCTTCCATCGCATGCAATCCTCGTTCGGTTGTTTCGGAGAGTTATTTATCCGCAAAAATCCAAATGCAGGTTTTGCGGATACTTTTTCTTAGAAGTTGTCCAACCTCTGGACCGTCTGGATGCTGTCGATGCGCACCGTCCTCCAGGCCTTCATGTTGAAGTCCCAGACCGTGATCGCGTCGCCGATCGGCTTGACCCGGGCCTCGTGGAGCTGCGCGTGCTGAGCCGGGGGCACCATGTTGGCGTCCTGGGTAGCTCGGATGAGACGGACGGTCCCGTCCTGCTTGATGAAGCGGATCTCAAGTATTCCCGTGCGCAGGTCGGCGCGAAGGTCTTCGTAGGTAGTGACGGTCATCGTAGTCTCCGGTTGGATCTAAGTCAGGATAGATCTTATCACGATCTGACTATCTTGTCAACTGCGGGGCGCCCTGGCGTCCTTCAGTTCTCTGAAACCGCGCTTTATCAACTGAGACTCCCGGAGACCGTTGAGGACGTTCTTCTCGAGTCTCATCTCGAGGCAGTCCATGATAGAGTCGATGACGTCGTCGAGGGACTTCTGGTACATCTTGTCCAGGGCCTCGACGATCTTCTCGGGGGTCATCGTCCGCACCTGCTTCATCGAGAGGACGTCTCGCAGGTGGCGGTGCAGGTGGATGTTGAACCCGAGATTAGACAACAGGTCTTCTTTGACGGCTCTCTCGTATTTCGGGCCCAGTTTCTTCATGAGGGCGCCGGTAGGTGGGAGCGAGAGACGCGCGCGCCGACGTAGGCGTTGTAGTAGATCTCGGGCTTGCGAAGGACGTCTCGCAGCATCTGCTCGCGAAGCTCGAGATAACTGCACTCGCCTCGCGTCTTACAGAGGAACAGGATCTCTCTCTCGAAGTTCTCTTCGCCATAGTGCTTGACGTCTTTCTGGAGTTCTTTGTTTGATCCGTAGTAGGTCTGCCAGTCTGAATCGACCCGCGAGCGCCGCTTGTTCTTCTTGCCCTTCTTGGGGCCTAGGGTCTTTGCCCTCGAGAAGAGTTTCTTGCCGAGATAGACTCGTCCGTCGATGAGGTTCCTGATCTCATAGACAAATCCGAAGTAGTCTTCTACAGTATCTGGGTCGAAACTCTGCCCCTTGTACAGCCACACAGCAGCCTCCTGCTGTGTATATTTATGCGGCTTGCTGTGCCTTCTTTTTGCAGTTATCGAAGTGATAACGAAGCATGCCTGGGCCACGTCCTTCTTTCTGACAATGCGGGCAGATATATTTTCTTAGGAAGTTATGAGTACCTTCAGTAAGCCGTTTTCTGTTAGATCTGCGTTGAATGTCGCCCCCAAGAAGATGATGGCTGCCATCTCTAACTCGTCTTTGCGCGGTCTTGCGTGCAGCATCTCTATCCAAGAAGTGATGTGTTCCTTTTTCTACTCGTTTCAACTGATTTTTACGTTGCTTCTCTCCATCCAACCAGTTATGAGTTCCATTTTTGATTCGTGTGCGATTGATTAGACGTGCTAACTCAGACAGTTCCTCAGGAGATTTCTCCATTTTGGCTGCTATCCTGAGACATGCCCACCAGTCACCCTGTAACCAATGAATGTAAAAATGCTCTTGAATAGAGAGTGCTATAAGATTCTCAGGACGGTTGTCCGAGTGATCACCATTGATGTGATGGATCTCGTAAGAGCGCCCGTTCGGCTCCCTTGGGATGGGTCCGTAGTGCTGCTCATAAATACGGCGATGAATAGACATGCTGACCTCCCAATAGGTTAGTGCCGGTGGGGTTCCAGCCCGCGACCGGCTTCCTATTTATTCCCTTTTTGGGGTTGGCCAGTCCGTTGATACGCAATCTTCTTAGCAAGTGAGAGGGCGTCTACGGCCTGCGTGTAGCCGCGGAGCCACAAGAAGTTTGCGTCTTCCAGTGCCTTCTGCTGGGCCTCGTTGGAGATTGAGTCCCAGTACTCGTCCTCTCGCTGCTTGAAGGTCTTATAGTCCTCAGGCATAGAGGGCCCTTATCTTTTCTATGCCTCGGAACGTGATGTCGTGCGAGCCGATGCCCGTGTAGCGGCCGAGCGGCTTCGGCGGCGGCTCCTCTAGCATCTCCCAGACCATCGACCTGTCCTGCTCATCTACAGATACGAGGTAGTACCACTCGCCGACGTCTTGGTCGAAGAGGTAAATCTCCTTGACGCCGTTGAGCGCCGCCATCGTGACGGCCCAGCCAGTTCCGCTCTTGACCAGTCCACGCTCGTCGAGGTAGGACACGGCATAGACGCGATCTGTGTTCCTGACTTGATACCAGTTGCGACGGAGGAGGTTGTTGACGTAGGGCGCCCTGGTTGGATAGCGCCGGCGCAGCATTCGGTTAGCGCGCTTGAGCTGTGGATCTGCCTCGTGGAGTTCCAGCTCGCTGAGGATGCGCCTGTGCTCTGGCGGACAGACGTCGTGTCCCGCGAACGAGTAGTGGACGACGCGGTCGCCCCGGGCTGCAGCGCAGTCGCCGAACGTGACGTCGGCGCCCTTGGATCCGCCGGAGTAGCAGATGTTCTCTACCTCGTCCACTGTGCCATCTCCAAATCAGCACGAATCCCCTGAAAGACTCGATCCGTGACGAACGAGGCATTGCCCCCGAGGAGTATCACGTCGTTCATATCCTTTTCCTTGAGCCACAGCGGCCAGATACAGATCTTGTAGCCGGTCGTGATGCACTGTCGCATCTTCTTGACTATCTCCTTGTTCCGGGGCTCCTGGTCGTAGCAGATGACGAAGTCGGTGTACTTGAACTTCGGAACGGTCGTGCGCAGTCGCGCCAGCGAACCCAGCATGTCGCTTCCCGCGGTCGCGATGGAGTTGGGGACGAACGTACTGTCGATGGGTCCCTCGAAGACATATACCAGCTTCTCTGGATCGACCGTGTTCAGTCCGTAGATGTGCGGATAGTCCTCGTCGACGACGGTCGTTACGTATCGCACCCGCGCGTCGCGGTCGTAGTCCCTGCCCTGGAACGCGATGAGTCTGTGCTCGTGCCAGAACGGGATGATCAGCCTGGGATGGTCGTGCTTCTTTACGAGGTCGGCAGAGAACTTTCCTGGTCGGACGTCGTTGACCATCGCATAGAACGTCTCGGTGTGGTACCAAGAACTCGCATGAGTGTGACTTATCTTACGGCGGTTGATCAACTGCCAGGCGGTGT